TAATTTCCTTGCCGGCGGATGCCGTTGTTCATGTTATTTTTCCGGAGTGTATTATTTACTGGAGAAACGGCTATCACCTTCTTTCGTTGACAGACAATCAAGTAATCTACGTTCCGGACCTTAGTATAAATACTTGACAGCTCTCGACTCTGGTATATATACTAAAAATAGGACAAACAAAATGGCATTGAAAAGACTAGTACAGGTATCGGACTTCGTGTTCGTCAGCGCGAAACACGAACCAGAGATGAGGAAATCGGTTAGATTTACCCTGCGTTGGGGCGTAATAGATACTGATCCCGGCGGTAAGGCATTAGTGATGGAAACTCAAGGATGCCTGGCATCCTGGTCCATGAAAGAAAAAAAATTCTTCTGGACAATGCCGTTAACCCGCGTTGGAAACAGACTGAAATCCATGACTACCGTGAGTGATGACTTAAAAGAACTGGTTCTTTTAGCCTTAGAAAAATCGCGGGCCTTGGCGGAACTTCAGGCCCGCACCGAGGAATTACAGAAGAATCAAGAACTTGAAAAGAAAGAATTCGTCAATGCCGATACGATAAAACTCCTAGAGTAACATGGATCAGGAAAAGGATCTAATAATCGGAGGCAAAAGTAAAAGCCCCACAAAAGTGATGGTTAAGAAATTAGCCGAACTAATATCAACTGGTGTACAACCCGAAAAGGCGGCAATCCTGTTAGGCCACGATCACGCAATTTTAAAAAACCAAAAAATTCAAGAATACCTTAGGGTTTTGTTATCCGAGAATTACGTTGCCGCGGACATTCAGCGCGAAGTTATCCGGGCCGGGCGGTTTAAATTGTTTTTAAAGGCCTTACAGAATTCCATTCGCCTAAACGAAGACGGTACTGAAGAAATAAACCTTGATTTCGCAAAGTTGGCCAATGAGCTTTCTAAGACCATTGGTTCCGACCCAGCAATTGGTCTAAATCAGCCACCGGCGTTAACGTTAAATGTTGATCTGACGGCAGTTAAGGACATCTTTGAAAAGCTAGACCAAGAACCTCTACCGATTATTGACGTCGAGACAGAAAATGAGGAAGAGAAGTAGTAAAAAAAATAAAGTTTTTAATTTACAAGAACAACAATAAGTATTACTGGCTTGCCTGTACCTCGGGGTGGATTGTTCGGACGATACTTTTATACCCTGGTTCCTTGGGGAAGTATCCTCATTACCGCCCGAGCAATTACTAAATCGATTGAAGCTGATAATGAGGTTTAATCATGGTTGATGATGAAAAGGATAAAGAGCTTTTTTTCCAACGATGTATAAATGACCCGGCCTTAAGACCTCACCGGGATCGCCTTAAGTCAATCTTAAAATTAAACCACGATCACTTAACGATTCGTAACAAGTGGCGACTTTCCCGCGAAAAGTTAAGGAATTTACTAACTGAAAGGAATTCAGAATGACATTTTCTGATCTTCTGGTCCGTGTGGATCCAGAGAAAGTGATAAACGCGATTAGAAAAACTGACGGCCCTCCACTACCAGATTATGATGAGGCCGATGCTCGGGAACTAGTTTGGGCCACGCTGGAAAAGTATTTACTCCGGGATTACGAGGAATTCGAAATTACGGGTGTTGAAGATGCCTGTCAAATGCTGGGCCAACCCGGATTGCGGGCAATTTTTGACTTAACGGGCCGCATGCGGGGGAATCACGCAAGATTTCGAGACTACAAAAATCAGGTGTTTATCCTTGACTGGAAAACATCCCGTCGAGACTTAGACAAGACTTGGGTTGAGGGTTATATCGACTCTTGGCAATGGCGTATATATGCTTACCTGTCTGGGGCCAAGTTGTTTTTTTACCGAGGTTTACGCCGCCCACAAAAAGTTGGGGGCTTTCCGGAATTTCGAGAAATTATAATTGAGGTTCCCGATTCTGTTTTTAGCGAGGTATCGAGCCTTGTGGAACAAGTGAGCCAGCAAATTAATTCCTTACTCTCCAATCCCGGCCCTTGGCCCCGCGTCATGAGGCCGAACCTGTGTAAGCCTTACGGCAAGCCGTGCTTTGCTTACGATGATTGCCGGGGCGGGACGATACCGGAGCAATTAATAAAAACCCCGACGCTCTCTTATACGAGAATTCAGCAATTTATGGAGTGTAATGAAAAGTTCAGAAGAATAATTTTATCTCGTATGAACGAAGAAGAAGATCCAGAAACATCGGAAGCTACGATATTCGGGAACGCGGTCCATCGTGGACTCGCAGCGGCATATAGTCAAGTCTTCGGGCTTGACTTCTTATCAGAGGAAGGACAATAATTAAAAGAGAGAGCAAAACATGAATACAGTAACACCTAAACCGGTCGTAAAAAACCAAAGTGTTGAAAACCGAGTAAAAGAAACAAAAGAAAAGCTAGTATCAAGACCCAGTACTATTACTCCCCCGCGTAAGAAGGCCTTTACGCTAAACGAACCAGAAGTTGATTACGCCAAACTTTTATTTTTCGGCCCAACGGGTTCTGGAAAGACATATACATTTGGCCAACTGGCGGCCCTAGGTTACAAGGTAGCAATCATGACCACAGACATCGGGGACACGGGCCACTTAACCATTAAGGCCTACCTGAAGTCCATCGGAAAGTCGGAGCTTCTTAAAAATGTCTTAATCATCCCCCTGGAAGACTATAAAGAAGTAACCACGTTTCTGAAAGCTCCCGAAAAAGTTGTCGAGGGTATTTATGAATTTGATCCTGACTTTCTAGGGTGGGATGGATTCCATGGGTTTCAGCAGGTTCATTTGTCGGAGTACGTAGGAGAAATGACGGGAGCCCGTGATAAGGATCGCGGGGACTTTCGCGAGTCCGGCCTGGTCCTGGAAATGCAAGACTGGGGCGCGATTAGAAATGCTACCATTCGAGTCACAAACGACTATTTCCGTCTTCACAATCGTTTAACCGGAAAGCGTTGGCACAAAATCATGACTTGTGCCGAACAACTTACTCAGAAACAGATGGCCGACAGGCTTGGAAATGCCATTGTTGTGGAGGCTCACAGGCCGGCATTACAAGGTATGGGCGGACAAATGCTCCTCGGGGGTTTTGACCTTATCCTGAAGACTAAGGTTAAGGTAACGAAGGCTGATGATGGTGCACAACGGGAGTACTTATATATCGCTGAAGGCTCCGAGAACCTGATCGCGAAAAAACGGGGGATTAATATTCCGCCCCAAATTCCAGCGGACATGAGTTACGTCTGGGCAAAGGTCCAAGAAATTCTTTCTCCCGAGGAAAAGATAATTTCCGAAGAAGACCTTGACCAGGAATGACTTGATGTGTTATATTGGTTTTGAGAAAACGAGGAAGACGGTTTCCTCGCATTTCTTAGATTAAAAAAAAAAAACTAAAAACGGAGAGACAAAAATTAAATGTTTGCAAAAGCAAGTGTTAGAAAGAAACCCACGGTAGCATGTATTGGATACGTTTCCGACATTGGTGAAGCCAAACCGACTCGTGTAAATGAATACGGATTCAATTACATCATGATTCCTATTCAGTTGGCGGGCTACGGGGCCTCTTTGCCGATTAAAGTTAATTTCATGTTCCGTCCCGAGTGGCTTCAGCCCGGTTTTGATCCGGAGAGTCTCCACGAGCTGGAACACGGATCAACTCTATACTCTCAGTACTCCCGACACATTAATCAGGCCGGCGGGGGCATTTCCACACTGTTCGGTCTGGTTGGGGCCGATGACGAGAAATTTAATCAACTCGCTGAGGCCTTACAGGAAGTGGCACCTGAGGCGGAGTCTGATCCGGAAATCGTTGCTAATGTTCTTCGGGAAAAACTGGTTGACGAGGAACTCGGAAAACTGGTTGGATACGTTCTCTCACAGCAAAAGGAGAAGTCCGTCGATCCCGAAACGGGAAAGGTGACCTATCTCCTGACTCCCTACTACCAAGTCGATTCCTTTTTTGTCCCGGATGAAAAGGGCCGCGCCCGACAAATTCGCCGGGCCGAAAAGACAACTGATGGATCTTTTCGGGTTTACTTTGCGGAAGAAGATGTTCCGTTTTAGTGCCTAGTCTGTTGTTCCTTTCCTTTCTTTTACTTACAGCCGTTTGCCGAGGCTTTGTATCGGCTTTTTTTTTATTATGAAACCCGATCCTGTTAAGTTAAAAAAACAAAAACCGATTTGTTTCGCACAGGCTCCGGTCCAAATTGGGGTGGCCAAGAAGCCGGATTATTGCTTAAATTCTTGCTGGCGCGGTAATACGTGCTCTGGTTTTGTTCCGGATACCGTTCCGGAATCCCCGCGTGTGGGGATTTTATTACCAAAGCCCACCAAGGAATCGGCCCTGGAAAGTAAGGCCCTTGCCGGCGGACTTGGGGATTTCTTTTGGTATAAAATCGCCGACCCGGCGGGACTTAAGGAGCGGGACGTTTTAATTTCTCATGTTCTTCGTTGTTACTCTTCTGATTTTCCCGTAGGAGAGGAAGCGAAGAAGGCCAAGCGGGCTTGTCGATACTGGGATGATTACTTTAGGGATTATCGTGGTTATCCGGCCACTGGTAGGGGTTTATGTACCTGGGAGCCTAATTTATTTATCCCAACCTTCGAGCCGTTGGATTGTATTAAAACTGGAGCTATGCTTGCACTGGCGGTAGAGGATTTTCGGAAGGCTGTGCGATTTTCGGATCGAGGTTTTAGGCCGTTATTACTTTTAGGACAAGAGGCCCTGAAGTTAATGGCTCCTTGGTTGCCTGGGGGCGTTAAACGTTGGCGGGGGCATTACTGGGTGGGTGAGTATCGTTGGTACGTGGAGGATCAAGAACAGCAGGTGCCGACATACAAAAAACTAACAACTCGGATAAAAAAATTAAAGGCCGTTCCGCTCAATAAGAACGTAAAACAATTAACTCTTTTCGGAGAATGAATGAAAAAGCACATTGCTACGCCGGATGAAATAATAGCACAACAGGATTACATTGCCCTACCGCCGGGCATAAAAAAGGAAGACTTTGTTTTTTATCCACCAATAGAATTTACAGAATCCGCATTAGAAAAAATCCTTACACCAACTCGTGAGAAAAAAGAACTCCGGGGGATTGATTTAGAATTTACGGAAAACTTAAAACCGACGATTGTTTCCGTGACTACGGAAGACTTAATCGTAACAGTCCCTTGGTCGCAGCGCGTTGCCGAGTTACTGAGGGGTGCTGTTGAGAAACGATGTTTTTCCTGGGTTGCACACTCGGGAGTTAGTGCCGACAAGCCCGTGATTGATAAGGCCTGCGGGATTAACATGAGTCTGGAAGACCTCGAAGATTCGATGTTAACACACTATCTAAACAATCAGCACTTAACTAAGGCCCCGGCCAAGGAAGAATCTGATGATGCCGGAGCCCTAGGATTTATGGACCTTTGGACGGCGGCTTCATTAGTGGTAGATGTTCCAAATTGGAAACAGTGTCGAGGACGAGTTTGTTACGGTCCTTGCCCAACACATAAACCCTTGGAGTATTGTGGTCTTGACTCCTGGGCGGGGCTTAAAGTCTATTTGTCCAACATAAAAGATTTTAAGGAAAAGAAAATTAATTACAATCTTTACCGAGAATTACTTGAACTCACACACGTTTGTTATTTAATGGAACAAAACGGAGTGTGCGTAAATGTTGAATACGTAAAGAATTTCGAAAAAGAGTCCGAGGCCCGGAAGGCCGCGTTATTCCCGGATAATAAACCTTTTAATCCCCGTAGTCCTCAGGCTGTTATTGATTGGTTTAAGGAACAAAAATTTAAACTACGAAAAAATGATAAGAAAACCGTTCGGGAGGCACTGGAGTCCTTGGTGAAAAAAGAAGGATACACTCTAGAAGAATTAGACGAGGCCGAAAATCTCTCACCAATTTTAGATGCGCTTTATAAGCTCGATGTTTATAAGACAGAGGGAAAAGGATTAGATCCTTGGTTCGGGGAAAAATATTTACAAGGACGATTCATCCACCCCCGCTTTATTACCGTCGGAACTTCTACTGGACGATTAGCTTCTTCATCGCCTAATTGTCAAAATATCCCGGCGCGTGGGTTTGGAGATTTCGTGCGCCGAGCAATTATTCCACGAGATTCAGACTTGATTATCCTAAAGGCCGACAAGAAACAACTTGAACTTCGAATGTGTCTATATTTGGCTGGCGTGGACGTAAGTAAAATCTCCGATGATGCCTTCTCTTGGTTAGTAGAACAGTCTGGGGATTTATTTTTTAAGGCCGCGGAGTTTTATGACAAGGCTAAGTATGAAAGGGACCCTAAAAAGGCGGCCCGTGATATTGCGAAGCGCGTTTCTCACGCCTCAGACTACCTGGAGGGGTTTAAGCTGTTTGATTACGAAGAACTGGGAACGCGTCGCATTAAGACTCTAATTGATGCCGGCGCGTTAGTAGTTTATTCGAAGAAATTTAAACCGGAACTTAAAAAAGATTGGACCTTTTACGGTAAAGTAGTTGGTTTCACGGGAGTTAATCTAGCCCAGTCTTTGTTTAACGATACATCTTTTGAATCAAGGAAAAAAGCACTTTGGATTCAAGAACAGATTTATTTTCAACGCTTCGGTGTCATACGAGATTGGCATCGCCGATTGACTGAAGAGATAGAATCCAAAGGGGCGATTAATACGCCTACAGGGCGATATGTGCGCCTATATGGTTCTCCGGAGGACCAAGCAAAGGCCGGGGCCGCGGTCTTGGGTCAGGGTGTTTCTGCGGATCATATGCAGGCCGTCATGTTACGCTACTGGCGGGAACATCGTGCGGTTCCGTTACTTCAGGTTCACGACGAATTAGTATTTGAGCGTCCCCGCGGGTATAGTAAACAACAACATATTGCCTTCTTGCGTCTAATGACGGAAGAAACATGGCGCTTGCCGGGATTCCGGGCTCCGATTGACATGAAAATCGGAGAAAACTGGAAAGACTTGGTTCCTCTTGACGAAGAGGACTAAACCTTGATACGATAAAAACAGACAGGAGAAGACTGGATGAATGCGTAGAAAAAATGAAACTTTTGGAAAGCGAGAAATTGCGATTGCGATAAATAATGCCTTTCAAATGGCCCTGCGTCCAAGTTCTGGACGCGAAGTGACTGAGGAGCGGCTACGAAGGCTAAGAAATTATGCACAGGCCTTGTTGGAGCCGCTGGGAGCGGAAATAGAGGAAGAATATATTACCCCTGAAGAAGGTGTGGTTATCGCCCTGGCTGGCGCGCTGTTTGTTCACCAGCGATATGTGAGTTGCACAGAAAAAATTCCGGCAGTAAAAATTTCACGAGAACTTCTGGAGAAAAGATGAAACTAGTTTGGTTGGGGGACCAACACGTCCCGGATCATGACGTAAAAACAAATGCCGCAGTTTTTCGATACCTCAAAGAGGAGAGGCCGGATTACGTTATTCTCGGCGGCGACATGTTGGATTTTAGCTGTATCTCAAGTCACAACCGGGATAACTTGCGGCGCATAGAAAGCCGCCGGCTACAAAAAGAATTCGATGCCGGCAATAAGTACTTGGATGCCCTACAACGGGCAGTTGGTAATATTCCGATTGTGTATTTAGAGGGAAATCATGAATTTCGTGTAGAAAGGTACATTGATGTTAATCCTCAACTAGAGGGGTTGTTTACAGTTCCGGAAAAACTTAAATTAAAGGAACGTGGGATAAATTGGATTAAATCCTGGTCTGAAACCAAGCCGTTTAGGGTGGGAAAGGCGTTGTTTTTGCACGGTCTGTATCACAGCAAGAATCACGCAAATCTGATGGTCCAAAATTTTGGGTCTAACATTTTTTACGGTCACACACACGATACCGACTGTGCCTCACTGATAACCATGGGCGACAGCACCACAAAAATCGCCCAAGCCTTGGGATGCCTGTGTAATTATAGACAATACTATCTAAAAGGTCGCCCCACACGTTGGCAGCAAGCATTTGGGGTGTTCTGGTTTCGTAAAGACGGGTATTTTAATCATTCTGTGGTAAGAATATTTGAACATCGTTTCGTAGCCCCGAGCGGGGTGTTGTATCGGTTCTAAGTTTATCGTGGAGTTATCACTTAAATGGCACTACACTATTCCAGACCTACAATAATTAACGCAGTTTCTTATGAAGAGCGCTGTAAGGCTGTATTTAAAAGTATTTTGGAGGCGTTTAATTCGTTCCGCAAAGAATTGAGTCCTGAGCTAGGAAAACAGGTGGGGCCGATTATGGAGAAGGCCTATGGGCGTCTAGTGCCATTATTAACCTCTTCGCACGAATTGCACGAACTTGATTCGGTGATCGATGCGACTTCGGATATTCTTAAGAATACCCACAAGGAACTTTTGCGGTTATACGAGAATCTAGAAAAAGGAGAAAAAAGAAAACATGAGTAAGGATAGCGTATTTGTAAGGTATAAAAGCGGTATGAAGCGCGGGGATCACAAGCCTCGCTGGCGGGACGTTGAGCCACGATTTATTCGGCGTATTGCTGAGGCTTTTTTCGAAGGCGCGGCAAAGTACGAGCGTGACTTGCCCCCGTATGAAAAAAACTGGCACAAGGCAGACCTTGAGGCCGCTCTGGATGTTTTGGATCATGCCTTTGAACACTTGGCGGCATACTCGGAGATTATTCTAAACACGCTCCGAGGAACTCCTGAAAACATACCGACCTGGGTGGACCAGAGTGAAGACCACCTGGGTCATTTGGGAGCAAATTTAGCAATGCTGGCCAAATTTGAGGAACTGGGTCTCTTTGATCAACGGCCCGCAGTTCAGGAAGAAAGTGAGGACGTGAATACCGAAAAACTATCAGAAAAGATAAAGGAATTTTTTGGTTTTAATAAATAAGAACCAATGAGCCTCTCAGTTCATCAGCGTGGGCGGCTCGTTGATCTTATTTCAGCAGAACTACCTGAAATACCGACTTGGGTATCAGGGGGGTTGTTGCCAAAAAATTCAAAATTACTTTTTGGAGGCCCGGCTAAAAGTGGTAAGAGTTTTATTATGCTCTCCCTTGGTCGGGCCTTGGTTTTAGGTGAAAATCCCTTCGAATGTCCAAATTTTCAGACACTTAGACCAACGCGGGTTCTGCTGCTAGATCAAGAGCTAAAACCCTTTGGGTTGCAAAAGCGGGTCAGGCCGCTTTTTCAGGACGTGGATCTAAAGAAAATAGAGGACCTGTTTTTCTATGAATCCGGAAATGTGGACTTGAATTTTTCCACATACTCAGGTCGAAAGGAAATTGAAGCCCTCGTGAGGGACGTAAAACCAGAAGTTTTGCTTTTAGATCCAATTGGTAAAATGCACTCTTTTGATGAAAACTCGAATTCGGAAATTAATCGATTGTTTACGTACTTAGATCATATTATTAAAATCGGCTTCGACTGGGGGCTTTCAATTGTTTTGTCGCACCATTTCGGGAAGCCCCCGCGCGCGGACGGAAAGGCCTTGGAGGCCTATGATCCACTCGATATTAATAATTTCCGGGGCGCGACGAAGTTTAAGGACGACCCGGACGCAATTATGTGTGTTCATCGAATGAAGAACCTTCCAACACCACACCAGGCCTGGAAAATGAAGACTCGATTTATTTTTAGGCATGCCGAGGAGCCAGAGGATATGGTTTTTACTGTTAATGAGTTCGGGGACGGTCGTGTCCGGTTTAAACATCATGAATGTCAACCGATAACACTAAACCCCGTCCTGCCTCCGCCTCTGAGTTTTAAGCCGGCATGAGGATAACGTGAAGATCAGGGAAAGGAAAATAAAGATTAAACTTAAGAGAAAAGAAGGATTAGTTTTTATCAACAATAAACCATGGATTATTGTTTCTGATCGAAGTCGTATTGTCTGTTTTTCCAGAAATAGAAGGTACGTCTGTAAGATTGACGTGAATTTTAAGAAAAGAAACGACTGGAATTCTCTTTACTGTCAAACGAGAACAGAAGTTACGATTTATCTAAAGGTATCAAAAAAGTTTCATAGATTTTTACCGAGATTGCGTTACTATGGACAAGAGGGTAATTATTTTTGGGCCATCTACGAGTATGTTCCTATTGTGCTTTGTGCGAACATGAACACACAACAAAATAAGAAGTACAAGGGTGGAATAATAAAAATTTGTCGTAAATTTTCGGAAGAAATTTCTAAACTTCTTCCTGGTTATGACTTACGAGACTGGCATTTGGATAATGTTGGAATAAACCGGAAAACTAAAAAGCCGGTTATTGTTGATTTTGGGTACTAGTAGGTTCGGACCTTGGGGCAAGCGGAACCCCCGGTTCGTAAAGCCTAACCTCAGTCTCCTGTGGTCCCGCGATTTCTCGAAAGCGCCGGGATTCTTCACCGGGTCCGAAGAATATGTTTAGTGACTGACCTAGTGGACGAGTTAAGTCTATTTTTCTTGCCCCCAGCCGATTGGCAGTGCGGTCAAGAAAATTAACTAAAAACCGAACTCCCTGTCCCGCGGATAGCGGATTGTCTAGTAGTTTTCTTGCATAAGCCGCACTATCGGCCCAGTCGTCTGCATGGCGTCCAAGCACGAGATTTGCGAGTTGTTCTGTATCCAGAATGACCAATAAATTCTTTGCCCGGACCCACACACCGGCTCCTGGAACCACACCGCCGGCCCACTCCGGATGTTGAACGTTTACTAGATCAGAGAGGCCACGCACTAAGGCTTTTAAATTTTTAGATCCTTCCGGGCCGAATAATTCATTGAAGATATTAACCTGACGCTCCGAAAGGACATTATAAATTCGCTCAACACCCTTCGTTGCTGGGCCAAATTCGCCACCTCCGAATCGGTTAATTACAAAATCTAAAACCCCGCTTCGTAAGGCCTTTCTTTCCTCGGGGCGGTCGAATAATTTAATGACATCCATGAACCTTTGTGCCCGCCGGCGTATAATTCCGGTTTTCTGGGCTTCCGGTGTTTCTCCGAGATGAAATAGATCATCTAGTTCATCCTGAATAAAAGTCCGGGGATCTTCTTTTACGCGTTTAAATATTTCTTTTTGTTTTCTCGGTAAGTCTTCCAAGGACTCAATGCCGTATTCTTGCGCTTTTGTTGTAAGTTTTTTCTTTTCTTTTTCCGCCTCCTCGATGGCCTCGTAGACCTTACGGTATTTACCGAGCATCTTGTTGCGATAGGTGTGATAAATACTGCCGGCAGTATCGAGATCGCCTTGTCGGAGTGCGTCTATAAACTGAAATTGAAAGTCCGCGACAGGACTTTTTTCGTCAAAAGAACCAAGGAATTCTTTTATTTCTTTCATCAATTCCTTGTCCTGTGCCTTAAATTGTTCCCGAAAAGAGAGAATGTCTTCTGCGCGGGGTTTAAGCGCACTGGCATCAAAGCCCCGATCCTTGAATTTTTCCAGGGACCGCTCCACTCGGATAGGTGCAGAGCGAGCAATGCCTCGTTGAGCGCGTCCAGCCCAATATGCCGGTCCGCCCAATAATGCCCCGCGAATGATGGCGGGGGTTAAGTTTAGTTCTTCGTCCTCCTCAGCGGGGCGACCTAACAACTGCCCGCCGATATCGGAAACGAGACCCTCCGTGAATCCGGTAGTTCCGGGGTGCCGCATCATCAGACCGAAGCCGCGTCTGATTATTTCTGGAGTCTGAGCCGCCTCCGCCAAGGGCCGGGCTCCAATACGCAATAGATTAGCCGCGGCGCCAAGGCCTTGCGTTACGGACTCCCGTCCTCCGAATTCCGGGGGAGAAAAAATATCTGATGCCACCGAGGCCCCGAGAATACCTCGTGCCAATTTTCCACCAAGTCCAATTTTTCCACCAGGGCCGGGGGTTAACGCAGAAAGAATGTCTAATGTTATTGCTGGAATTCGGTCTTTCCAATAGTCAATAGAAGTAATCGGTGTAACGGCCTCTTTCTGTTGAGCGATTATTTGTTTTTGTAGTTGCTCTTTTTTTAGCCGACGCTGTTCCTCGGTTTGTTTAATAAGCTCATCAAGGTCTTCGATCTCTCCCGCCTCCAGCGCTGCCTGGACTTCTGGTAGTTCCCGTGCCTCCAAGTACAGGGCCGTTGGATCGTCGGCCTCAAGCTCAGAGAGTCTTTTTCTAACGTCCTCGATAGGCATTATAGTTTTCCTCGTTTATAGCGGTTGATTTCCGGCTCAAAGATTAAAGACATGTTAAACCGATTTTCTTTTGGCGGGTTGCCGGATAAGAATTGTTTGGTTAGGTACTTGGTATAATTGAGTAGTTTCTTGTCTACCTCGTCTTCACGTTCTAGGAGTTTAGTTCGAAATTCGGGGTGAAGTTTATAATCAGTGAAGTATTTATATTCTGTGTACAGGCGGGTCATGAAGACCTTAGAGATGAGTTCTTCTAGTGAGTCAGTCGGGTTCGCCGATGCCATTGCTGTCCAGCGCCGGTCCTGTTCGTTAGATTGTTTTCCCGTCGCTCTTAGGAGTTCTTCAATGTAGTTTCGGGAAAGGAATTGATTAAGAATGGCACGGGAGGCATTAACATTATTCCCCATGCGTTGTATTTTGACCATCCAGTCACTACCAAGAATAGGACCGAGATAGCGCTTTAATTCCGGGGCTTCTAGAGACATGACTGCGGTAGTCATCATTCTGTTTTCTCGAAGCGACTTGAGTGCCTCCATTTCTTGTTGTGCCGCTCGAGGCGTGCGGATATTGGCCAGTGGATTCGGGTCCTCGGCAGCGAAGGCGTAGCGTTTTGGAGCCTCTTTAATGGTTATTTTTCCTAGGGGTGTTGGAATGGCGGTCTTGGGTTTTTCAAACTTGTCCGGAACCTTTGTGGCCGGTTGAAGTTCTGGGTCTTTAGGATCAGTTCCAAGTCGCGGACCAAGAACCTTTTCAGGTGGCGGTTCGGGGACCGCCGGGGCTCTGGTTTCCGCGGTGCGGGGAATACCAAGGAACTCCATGAAAGACTGCTGTAACGGACTTGGAATTTCTGCGGTTCGGGATTCCGGTGCTTCTAGCGGGCGACTGATTGTCGTGATGGGTACGGCCCGCATTGTAACGCGACCCGAGACGGGATCATGGTCAGGAATCAGCCTTATTGTCGTAGTTCTTCGACCCTGCGGGCCGACTCCCGTCTGGCGTGGTTCTAGTGCCCGAAACAAGGCCGGGGCTTGTCGGGTTAGCCAATAGCGTGTGTGTTCCTTGGCAAACTCCGGATCCTCCAGGCGTGCCTGAGTCGCTACCACTTCACCTGGGGCTGTTCCGGGGCGGTATCCGTGGGTTTCCAGAAAGTCCGCCTCCAGTTGCTTTAGGGCCGTTTCCGCCCCCGCCCGCCTAGCCACGGCGCGGTATTGATCCGCGCGGGCTTCCAGGAGTTGGCGTTGTTCTGGGGTCATTTTGGCCGCATAATTAAGCAAGGCCCGATCAAAGGCGGCCTCTTGTCGCATGGACTCGATTTCTCGCTTTGCCTCGGATCGAATTTCTTCGGCTTCGGCCCGCTGAATGTGTGGGGCCTGGGCTTTGTAGATGTCCAAAACTTCTTCTCGGATCCGCCCCCGCTTACCGCCGCGGGCGCGGTATTCGGGGCTAAAAAGATTCTCCAGTAATTCAATCGCCCACCTGGAGCCGCGCGTAAACTTACCCCGCCCGACACCCATTTCCTCTTGATAACGCCGGGCTATTTCTTTTTCTAGGTCCTGAAGAAGATACTCCTGTGCCCGACGCCCTGGTTCTCGCTGGCCCAATGGGTCCGATGCCGCACGGGCTGCCGCACGCCGGCGGGCCTCAATTGCCTCCACTCCGAGACCGCGTCGAATTAGTTCGTCTACCGAAAGACGTTCTTCGCCGACGGGAATTTGCTCATCCCAAGAGCGGGCATTTTCTAGGCCGGAACGAATGTTTTGAAGTAATGTTTGTAGTAAGGCCATTATTTTTTGTCCCCAATAGCCGAACCGACAGCCCCCCACTGACTACCTGGGGCGCGATTTGGGTCAATACCAGAGAACGGGGCAGCAATATTCTGCGCCCACGTGCGGGTGAAGTCCATTGCCTGACCGCCCAATTGACCCAAAGATCCCATGCCGGTTTGCCAAACGTTACCGACACGCCCGTAGGCATCCATTAGGTTTTGATAGGCACGATTTTGAGCCTCGGCTAAATTGGTGGCCCTCTGAACGCCCAATTGGCCGGCCCCTAACAGGTTGCCGAAGCCGGTACTCAGCATACCAGATTGTTGACCCAACATACGATTATACATGTCCCCCAAACCCAAGGCATACTGATTTTGGGATGCCATTGCCTGATTCCAGAGGTTACCGAAGTCTCGCTGGGATTGTAACAAATTCTGCGCCATTTCCGCCCCCAGACCCATACGAGACAGCTCCGCCTGAAGACCGCCGGTAATTCCAGCATTTAGGTATGCTTGTAGGTTCTGTGTTGCGGCCTGTTGAATATCGGGAATCATTCCGAAGCCAAGCTGTTCACGACCTAGGGCCGATGCGATGCCCTGTCGCATTAATTCCGCACCAAGTTGTTGCTCTTGCTGCATCAAGCCTTGTTGTTGGAACATAGCTTGACGCATATTTTCCGCCGCCGCCCGCGCCGCCTGATCGGCGAATTCCGCGGCTAGTAAATTTTGCTGCCCCGCTCCAACGACCGCACCCGGACCCCCGCCGCGCGCCATAGCACGACGGTATATATCTTCCGCCCGCTGTTGCCAAACGTCCTGGGCCGATTCGCGGGCAAAGGTTGCGGCCTGATCGGGAGTCATGAGGGCCTCACGGGATAGAAATTCGGCCCCGCGATCTACCATACCGGCGGTTTCTGGCGTATATCCTTGCCAGCTTAGTATGTCCCCTGCCGTCCCCGCCGCCGCCGAGAGCAACGGATTATATCCCCCAGTTTGGGTGGCATACCAGGCCGCGTCCTGTAGGCCTTGGGTCAACCACGTCTGTCCGCGCTGACCAATGAGATTCGGACCCACGTCTCCTAGGGCAAGCTGGGCATTAGAACCCCAGCCGGCCATGTAGGGCTGAAATCTGTCGAATGCTTCTTGGTATTGTGGAGTCCAACCGCCGCCGGCAAAGCCCTGGGCCGCAATGTTGGCAACCGGAGACATTTGCTGTGCCAGTTGCGGTTGAGCCATGGCCATGGCTTCCATTTCAGGTGTGAGGTACAGACCCCCGGCTTGGCGGAACAAGTCTGTCATACCACCGAGCTGTTGTTCCCCGTAACCCAAGTACCACGGGGCTAGGTCTATTAGTGGACGCCGGAGCGTATCGGTGACATCAAGGGCTGACTCCCGTAGTGGCTCGGCCATCATACCCCAGAGAAATCGGCCCATTTCTTCGCCAATTTCGGACCGGTTGAGTAAATGCATTAGTGCATTTTGCTGCCATTCGCGGGGATTTTGGCCAATTCCGAAGGCTCCGAAAATTTGAAATAAACCCCCTAGGGCATTTGCAATAGAAACGGGGTCCATTTTGAGGTTAATTCCTTTCCTATTTTAATTATAACAGGGTCTTTTTAGCCCGTAACTGAAAGGAAACCCTGGGTGATTGTTAGAGAATTATCAATGTCCGCCGCTGACCACTCTATGGTTATTTCTAAGTTATTGTTAACCGTTGTGTCAATCGTAACGGGAGATAGCGTGGTATTTTGCTGTAAGGTTCCGTTAAATGAGGTTTCTAGAAAAGAAACTAAAGTTCCGTTACTTCCCAGCGTGCGAACAGTTAGCGTTGCAGAAATGGAGATGGGGACATTAGTTACGGCTAGTGTTGGAGAAGAGAGACTTAATATCGTTGTCCCACCATATTTTAGTCGAATTGTGAAGTTATCTGTTGTGTTTGAAGAATAATGGCCGAATAGTTTTAGGTTAAAAACTGTGCCAATGTTAACACTATTTTCCGGAATTTCCTCTAAAAAAACCGCGGTCTCTGTAATTGTGTTTGTTACTGAAATATTCGACGTACGGGCGGGGCCGGTTAATGTAAAGTTTTTTCTTTTTCCGGATAAAGTAAAAGATAGTTTTTTTCCGTTAAATTCGGTTAAACCATTTTCTAAAACAGTAACGTCTGTTTTTTGAGGAAGTTTTAAAGAATGATCTAAGTTAATCGAATCCCCGTCATCAACAATTCCAGCCTCTGTAATAAAGCCCGGCGTTGTTCCGACCATTACTAATCGCCCGGCATTAATAAGATTACTTCGACCTTCAGGAATATTTAGCCCCGCCTTAGAGCTAAAGGACGGGGGACTTCCGGAGCCATTACCGCGCAAAATTGCCTCATTTGCCCCCGTCGGTATTGTTGTTATAATCCCGCTGGAATTCCAGGTTATTAATTCGCCGGCAATACCGTTTGCCAGTGCATTTAGTGGAATAGAGCCCACTGGATAATCTTCAGATAGAAACGAACCGGCAAAGGTGGTGCTTGATATCGAGGGCGAGTCTTCTAGTGAAGACATCATACCAGACAGTAAAACTGTTTGGACTATAAAAACAATAGGCGTTGGTTCTTGTGTTTGAACGCGCAAAATGGCCGGCGAGCGCCGAGTAGAGTATGGGCCAATAGGTTGTTGGTTTTTAGAAAGAAGACCGATGATGTATACATTAAAGTGAGAAATCCTGTCATTCTGTATATCAACCGGCTCTTGCCAGGCTATAGAGAACTCAGTGCCCCCGAAGTAGCGCTTTTTCTCTAAAAGTCTTAGGCTATCAACGACAGGAACCCGCCTGCCTCCAATAACCCGCGGGGGTAGATTAGTTCCGCCGCCTGTGTTGTTTTTATTAATAATTCTCTGTAATGCCTGGTCATCATCTAAACCTCGCCCCCATTTTGTTGCCATAATTAAGCCCCCGATTCTGGTGTCCAGATGATTGCGTAAGAATGAATTTCGATAATAAAATCAGACTTTATGTATTGAATTCGAAATGAGAATCGATAGGCGACAGTATCTATTTGGGCACAAATGGTTTTATAGGCCGTTGACTGTTCTCGCCGGGCCGGGTCTTCAAGGTACAGGACGGGCTGCGGATTAGACCAAAAATCATCAGTGTAATAATAAATCTCCGGATCATCATCACCTGGGGTTATGGTGCGTTCAAGGACAACGTATTGTACGACGGGAGTCAGTCCGGGAACACGTAACATATTTACATGATTACCGGCGGGGTTACGGTGTAGGTTAATGTCTACATAGAAATCAATTCCCGTAATACCGGCGGATACGGTAGAATTAACCGTCACGTCCGTTGGGTGCCTTCCAGTGGAATCGATTCGGACTAAACGTCCGTAGGGTATTGTTTGATCGAAAATCCAGAAACACAGACGCCGCTGTCGTTGGAGTTCTGAGATATGACTGGACAGAACCGCCGTCGATGAAATCAACCACGGCACGAACCAAAAGGCCCGCGCGCCTTGGGTTTTCTTTAAGTCTAACACCCAATGTTTGGATAAACCAGGCTCTAGTTTATTATGTCCCGAAACAATGAGCCAATCTTTTTCTAGATCTCCCCAGTATTTGAGTTCAAATTCCATATTAACTGGTTCGATATTATAATGATCAATTAAATCAGTAAAAAGAGGATCCGAAACAATGGTCGGCTCTGCATCGCCCTCAATAACGGCAACCCGGAAGTCTTGGGTCAGGAAATAAATTGCCTTGCCGCGCCCTATGACGGCCCGCGGATGTCCCGCCGGTGTTCCGATTTCATCATATAGTGGTCTCAGATTAAAAGTCTCTCTATTATTTCCTGTAACGACGTGAATACTGCGTTGAGTAAAAACAAATAACGCATTATCTGTCGCAAAGAGATTCTGTATTGGAAGTTCCAGCCGATAAAAGTTCCCTGTTAATCCGGTAGGAAAGGATTCCTCCGGAATTCCCAGTTGTATCTCTTCGGAACCAGCGGAATAGAACAAAACATTTCCTATGGCATACCAAATTCGCCCCGCAAAAGTTACGAGCGGCGTTGCGGGCTCCACAGGATCAACGCCGGTAACCTTGGGGGCCAGTGTAGTCGGCGGGGGTGAATTAGAAACCAGACTTGGGGCAACGGCCCTACGCTGAAGAACAACATCGGGTATTGGGTCATTAAAGACACCCCCCGTGGGGCCTGATTCCAGTTTTGTATCAAGATACGTTATATTTCCTGCGCCGGTATTGGGAATAGTATCAAGTTCATAAAACGTCCCGCCGCCATCGGAGGTTCGAAATATAACAATATGTGTGATATTTGTTGTATCTGCATGGCCCTGTACTGTAATAGACGGAATAAGATCAAAAAATGGGCCGGTAGAAGAGGGTAATAAGTCAGGATTAGTTTCTAGCGGGGCACGATTCGAGATGTGTCCCGTCACTGATTTCCATGCATAGGAATATTGCCACGTAAAATTAACATCTACCCTGTGCGCAGAGGTGGACCAACCGCGATACAACACTAACTGGCCTGCATCATGTGGGGTAGCAACGGTTCCATTTATACCTCGAACTACGGTCCAGTTTGTTCCGCCGCCGGTTGAAGTAACACTCATTAACTCGCGATCAATTTGTATCGTAAAAGGCGCTGTTAATGGGGGGCTAAAGTTGGCCGTTACATTTAATGTCGTTTGAACTGCGTCAATAGTATTAGCTAAATAAGTAACCCGCCCGGTAATTCGGGCCGGTATTGTAGGGGCTGGAAGTCCCCACAACCGGGCAGTAATAGTGCCCGCGGTTCCATCTAGAATCGAAGTTCCGTATTTATCAGAGCTACTGGGATCTGGAAATGATTTAACAAACGCCAGGCCGCGGCTGAAAGTGACTTCATGCGGCCTTGTTGAGTTGGCCAAGGATCTTATTGTTCCTGCCGGCTGCCAAGTTGATGTGTTCCCAATGCGCTGATAATATAACTTCCATCGATTAGTACTTGGGTCCCAGAAAGACCCCAGAATATAAACCTTAGACGGGCTTTCCATGGTTTCGTAAACCCACAATCGATCACAACGAAACCCGAAGCCAAAATTTTCTATTTCTATTGTCCCCGGACGTTTTGCAAGTTTTCCGCCTAAGGTTACGTAGGCATTAAGTCCACGCACAAAGCGTGGTGCTTCAGATAATTCCGCTTCAATTCTATTGTACGGAAAATCGAATTTTTCTATCTGAATGCCGTCGAATTGTTGGTTCAGTGGCATTTATTTTTAATACCTGTTTTGTTTTATCTGAAAAACGTCGGATAATACCACTGATTAGAGAAACCACGGGATCCAAATGGACCCCCACCCAGCGTGGGATGGACGGGGCGACGAAATGGGGCCGTGGCTCCCGCAAAACCGCCCATTGAGCCGGGAGTCGTCAGGCTGCCGAAGTTCCAAACAGGATTAAATCCCCCGCCACCAACACTGGAAGGCGGAGTCCATCCTAGGGGCTGTTGTCCGCCCCCAGGAATCCAACCAAAGCCCTGCTGGATGCCTCCATCGCCGGTGAAGTTAATTCCTCCGCCCCCGGTAATACCGCCCGGGGTCCATCCAGCACCGCCTCCAGTCGTGCCCCCACCGGGAAGTCGGGTTCCGGGAGGGGGCTGCTGACCACCGCCGCCACCAGTTATCCCGCCCCCACCGCCGGTACCGCCGGCACCACCAGTGCCGTCAGTACCACCGCCATAAGGAGGAACGGTAGAGGTAATGAACTTACCCTCCGGAGAAAGGCCTGTGATTACATCCCTACTCGCTCCCGGAGAGAATGCGAGTCCGGAAAGATCTTGTGGTTTAATCGTAGAGCCCTGACCTAGAAATTGGGCGTCCTCCACTTTTTCCTGAAAGGCATAGGCCGCCGGATCCTTTGGTGCGGCCTGAATTCGTGCCCAAATGTCTTGAATCGGATCTCCGCGCTGGAGCCAATAGGCAATTTGGCCGGCGGTGAAGGTTCTCCCGTCCCCGAAATCTAGGGAATAGATTGGATGACTTGGAGCCCCGGCGGGGCCATAATCGCCCCCGAGCGCCTGTGCCTGTAGGTTAGCCCCGAATAGGCGCGCGACCTCACGGGCCGCGTCTTGTGTAAGATAATTTACGTTCGGCTGCTGGGGCGTCGAAAAAGGAACCGTGCCGGCGGGGGCGCCCGTTACATCTACGGTTCCGGCAGTTACGTTTCTTTGCCACGGGTCCTTATTGCCAAATAATTGCCAGTTTGTATCCCATGCCTGCTGATCAAAGACTGTGGTCCTGCCGTACGGATCCCCCGGTACGGGCAGACTCCCACCTGTAGTTGTGTCAATGGCCCCGTGAAGACCCCCGCCAGTAGTTCCCGCGGGGGCCTCTACCCAATTACCACTAGAATCGACAACCCAACGTACTCCGCCCACGGTGGCCGATGCGCCGGGTACGGGTTTTAGTCCAAGATCCTCAGGAGTCATTTTTAAGCTCCGTGTATTAACATGTTATCCGCAGTTTCTACTGGATATTTGGCATACAATAACCGAACCAAGCCTGCATTTCGCGGACCAACGTAAAAATGCCGACGCTGTTCGCCCCGCCAGTCAATACGAGAAAAGGGATTTTGTGGCATAATTTCACGAAGAATCAAATCATTAGGGTCTTCGTTTTTCAGAATATTATTAAGGTGCGAGAAGACCCACGCCGCCTGGGAAAGACTAGTCAGGTGTCTCGGGGACATAGGTGTTACACGTCCGGAAAGATTGTCAATCCAGACGGCGGGGGTCGGAACTAGTGCGCGCTCGGATCTTTGATTGGTGAAATATGCAGGATCAATAAAGTGTCGTAAATTGTCTTGTGTAAAAACGCGCTCTGTTTCCAACCACTGTGGATTAGCATCGATCATTTCATTAGTAATCCACGGCCTTCCGACGGTCTTATATTCCGGAAGTTCTGACAAGTACTTAGGCGGCGTCAGAGTGGGAGGAAAAATCCAACGGCGAATTATATTAAAAGGATTCATTAAGACTTTCTCCTAATAATATTATCCCACAGGAGAAAAGTCTTAATAACCGGATTTAAATTATGGATTTGAAAGAATATTTGCCGCCCCCTTTGCGGGGCCTTTCTTGGCTTCGCTTTCCAGTTTCTTTTTTCGTTCCCTTTCAGCCTGGGCCTCGGCCTGCTTACGAACGTAATCCACATTTTGTGGACCCTTCGGCGGGGGACTTTTAGTTTCGCCCTGTTTCGCCGCCTCCCGAAGGGCCTTACGAGCCATTATAAAATCCATGAACGTTTCCCACATTGTGGGGGCTTTTTGTTCAGTCTTTTTGTCTTTTTCTTCCTGATTTTGATGGAGCATTTCTCACACCTTGTGGTTTTATTATTTCTATTTTATTCCGTTCGTCATAAGACAAACGTTCTTTGGGTTCGTATTTTTTCTTTATTCTTCCGGGGCGAAAGGCCATATTAGAACCTTCCTGTCGGCCATTCTGGGACTCCCGAGGTAGGACTTACCAAAGAACCGTCGGGATGTATATGATCATCACCGTCTTGGAGTCCTTCTTGTTTGGCCATTAGGTCTATGGCCCCAAGGGCCTTGGATAGAGCACCGGTTGGAATAAAGAATGCACCATTGGATTGAAATTGTCCCGCCTCTGGGGAGCCGGAGGCCTCTAGTGCGGCCCAGCGAGCGGCGGCTAACCAGACGGGTAAATACATATCGTCGAAGGGTAGCAGCGTTTCTAGAGTACTGTTAGTTATTAACGCCGGGCGTTTTTTGTAGGACCCCACAACTTGCCATTGCGGGGCGGCCATGTTTTCCGGAACTCGAGGAAAGAGACGAAATGATCTTGTTTCGGCATTATAAGAAATTGCGTGGGGAATAGAACATAGGTGCGTTATTTCTAAATTTTTCATGGGTGCGAGTTTATAAACCGTTGGTTCTGTGGCGTTTTCAGGAATATGGAGTAATTCTGTTTTCCGAAACCCATGAAAGTCCGCGGGAACCTGAACTAGTGGCGGCCCATGATCCTGCTCTTTGGGGATTAAGTAAAACGGCGGAAGTTCCGCCAAGGACTCGCGCCAGTCATATGCGTACCAAATTAAGTCTGTTGCTAAGTTAGCAATAACAGACGCAAAGTGATTTTCAACTGCGCGGGGGAGGTTTTTGGAAATAATTGAGATTACATTAGCATAAGTTAATGTTCTCGGCATTATTTCTTAACCTCCCTTTGGTCTCGTTCGAAGATATTTACTACTCCGAGCTTTTCTCGCTCCCGCATGTGTACTAGGGCGGCCTCAAAGTTTGCTCGCTGGTCGGAGAATCTTATTTGTCCAGAATTAGGATCTGCCTGCGCCCCACCGGCGCGGCGATCATCAGCATAGAGATAAGCCTGCCAAAGAACGCCCTCCTCGAAGACGGAAAACCACTCATCATCGAAGGGCATTAGGGCGGAAAAAATAGTTTGGTTGGTATATGGTGTAAAAGCCTTTTTGTATTTCGCAATAACTGTTTGCGTCCCGTTAATTTGTGCAGGCCGGGGCATTACCCGTACAAGGCCCGCGCTATCTCCCGCATTTCCCATGTAAGCAATGTGATTTACTTGGCCAACAAAACCGACATTGGGCTCTAAAATCGGCTCCACCCAAAGGGGGCGCTCATCAAGAGAGCCGTCACTCAAAAAGGCCTCAATTGTGTACAAAAAATCCGACGGATAAGCTATTGTGTAGTCTTGTTGATTTGCCGATAAATTGAAGGTCGGCATACTACCGATTGTCCAGCGCCAGGGGGCGTACATCCACATATAGGCGTGTACACGATTAATTATCTCCGTCTGCACGGTCTCTATGGGCATGTTTTTTATGAAGCGCTTGGCGTAAATAATAGCTTCAATTGGATTTTTTGTACGCGCCATTTATTTAATGCCTACGTATTCCATGGAGTAATGATTTCCGTCGGGGTGGCTAAAGTGCCCGCCCCAATAAAGGGGGAGCTTGTTTTTTCGACCATAACTTACCCACCACTCTCCCAAAGGACGATGGTCTTCGGTTCGGGTTAAGTATTTGCCGTCCTTGAACAAATTAAGGTCTATTGCCAGGCGGTATGTGTGGGCAGAGTTAACCACACCAAGTCCTAGTTTTGCTAGGCGCTCCGCCTCTGCCGGGGAGCGATAAACTTCTCCTAGCGTGACTTCAAAGCCCATAGAAAAAGCCTTGTCTATCAGCCGCGCCACACATTTCGTAAACTCGACTTGTCTTTGCCGAAGGGTCATTATGCCTCGGGACCCCCCACGACATCAAGGGAAATTCTGAGATGAGGCGGAACCTGATCATTTTTCCACATTTTGTTGCAGAATTGACATAAGTACAAATAATTCCGCGAGTGGTCCCATTGCCCAACGAGGGCCGACATGCCATTGGGCTTGGTGTGGGGGCACTGGGATTGAATATACTCATCCTCTCGCATTTTTCTTTCTGCGAGTTTCAGATTATTCCGCCGAACCTGATCCTTTCGGGCCTTTTCGGCCTGTTCGGCCTGTCTCTTTTTTAGAATATCCTGAAGTTGTTCAAGAATTAGCAATTTCTGAACTTCTTCGAGCGAAAGGCTTTTCGGGTCAGGAAGACTACTGGCGCTTGGAACAAAACTCGTTTCCACTTGGGAAGCGACGTCTTGTTTTTCATTCTCTTCCTCGGAGCCCATGAGATCTCCGACTTCTTTCAATAATTCCTCTCTAGTAAATTCTCTTTTTGCCATTAAGGTCTCTCCTATATTAATTTTATCACCCAATTACCAAGGTCTTGTCTTTTCCCGGCGACCACTTAGTGCTGCCCATTCGGGGGTATCGTCCGGACCAAAGGCGCTCTCTGCCTGGGCGATGGTTAATACGCCGGCGGAAACGAGAATCGCTAACATCGTTCGGTAGCCCCGAATTTTTTCATTCCAACCCATTCTAATTCGTGTCATTCCAGGACGAAGCGCCGTATCGTCAAAAATAACGTCACCCAGCTTTTTTACATCTCCGGTATTTTTATCAAACTCGTGAGGAATAATTTCGTATTTAGGAAGGTCTTTCCTGTCTAGATGAAACGGTTTGGTGGGGTTAAAAAAATCTTTTGTGAAAACCTCTTTATAGACCGGCTGCATCCAAGAGCGTTCCGGAATTAAACCCAGTGTTTCTGACATTTTTCCGGATTCGTAAATCATTAACTTTTGTTTTTGGCCGTTTCGGTTGATGTACATTATTTTCTTTGTGGGGTTCGTTGGGTGATTTTCAAAAATCAAACGCGGTTCGAGTCTTTTTAATTTCTTTTCTATTTCCTCGACCGGACGGGGCCGACCAAGACGTTTTAAGAAGACCGTGGGATCGTTTTCAGATTCGTCGAAATAGGCCGCGAGTTTAAATTCCTCCGCAACCCAGTTCATCAAGGCCTGTTTTTCTTTTTCTTCTTTAGCCTTTTTAATATGTTTTTGTTGTAATTCTTCTGTTGCGATCAGCATTATATGCCTCAGTATTTGATCTAACTGCCGCCTCCAGGCGACTCATAGAAATCATTAGTTCGTTTATTTTATCTTCAAACTTTTCTATTTTCTTCACGTGTTCCTCAATTTTTTGTTCCGCCGCAATCAGGCGTTGGGAATTATTGCCCTGCACGATACCAAAAGAGTACGCCGTGGCCGCAAGACCAACCAGAATGGAAAACAGGGAGGCCCAAGCAATTTGTAGTCCATCTCGGGTGATTTTGAGGGGCATTGTTGCTACTCCGGAGGTTGGGGTACGTTTGTTCCGGGACTCGGGGCCGGAAGAGTATAAACGGGCGGGACTATTGTTGTTTGATTAACTACGAAAAAGTCCCCTGGGCCTGAGGGAGAGCCGACTCTTTTAAATGCCGCGTCATAGTAATAAACCGCATACTTCGAATTCGGGGGCGTAATGTCGGCATTAAATAAAAGACCAACATGCGGGTTAAAGCGTCCTTGATAAATTGGTGCGGTGATAAAGAGCGGAATTTGAACGCGCGAGGAGGATTGATTTGGTTCCAAATTGAGTTCCGGCCAGACATTCGAACTTCCGTCAACCGGCAGAACAAGACAGAACACCGCGTAACCAGAGAACGGTTCCCCGTTGTTCCAGTTAACTGTACCGCTTAGTTTTCCAAATCTTGCCATTTCTAATACCATTTTCTCACAAAACGAAAGATTTTTTATGAACGTATTACATAAACTTTTTGTGATTTCGGATATTAGAGTCTTTTTCTGGGGTTTAAACTTCGGGACTAATGATGCCAGCGGGGGTTTTGTTTTTAGGGAAGGTAGCGTTGGCGGAGGACTTTGTTTTTATCGTGGATTATTATTGTTGTTAAAAAAAAAAAAACAACAATAATCTCAATTACCTAAAAGCGCACAGAATAAACGCGGTCTTTATCAGACCCCGATAATAATAACTTCCGTGGATCCAAGATTTTCGGATGTTCCGTTCTGCATAAAAGACACGGCCAGTTTATTTTTTGCAGCCACGTAGCCTCCAAGAGGGAATGATGCCGTCGAGGACCAATTAGGCCAGGCTAGAATAATACCAAACTCCGGCCTTAGGCCCGGCACAGTAAATTCCTGCTTAACCACACCTGGGGTGTTAGGAAAGGCACTGGGATCGATTTTTGTCCTCAAAAAAAATTTCGGAACAGACGAAAACGCCATTTTATTATTTCCTCTATTAAAAACAAAGGGCCAAGGTTTTTCTCGGCCCTCTGTTACGTAGTTTTTTAGGCAACCGTAGATTTAACGTCCAGAGTCCGGAATCGGTAAGTTCCGCCGATGCCAGCAGGACCGTCCAGAACGACCGTGGTTGTCGCAAAATTGTACGAGACCGCCCCGCCAATAACTCCTTCGGGATCAGCAATTTGCGGCTCGCCCTTAATGACGTTAATATTAAACCGTTGCTTCTTGGGGTCTCTAACCTTAGCCGGTGCTTTGCCGGCTAGGTCCACCGAACCAACGGCTCCCTTACCGAAGACATACACGCGATAGAAATTATCACCGCTGCTCTGGTAAGTGAACGCATTGGTTGTTTCGATGACTCGGCAACCGGCAATTGTGGCCACATGTCCGCGGTCTTCGTACTTTACGAGCGGGGTTTCGCGGACATTGGTGTTATACTTAAAGATATCCGCCAATCCGCCCGCCGCGGGGTCATTAACCAGGTCATACGTGGCAAACGGGGACGCAAAGCACAAGAATTCGCCATCCTCAAACGGCTGGACGTCCTGAGCCTGAAGGCTGTGTCGGGCATGACGCAAGTCCTCGACCAGCAAGTAACCAGACAGGGCCGCCTGATTGGTATTCGGGGCCTCGGTGTCAATAATGTTACGAGACATTGTGTCCACCGACAGGCCGCCGCGATAGCCCAAAAGTTCCGCCGCCGAGACCAGAATTGGATCAATGGCCGTATCAACCAGGAGATCCGAGACCGTAATAAATGCGGTATACTGAGACACAGTTGCCTGCAAATAGCGAGAAGTCATTTGCAGTCCAGTGCCCACATTGCCTTCAGTCGTGGGGGCAACGCCGGGACCAAAGTTCGAATAGCGGAAAAACTGAACCGTCCTTCCGGACTGTTTTTCCAGCACGTCCGGCTCACAGGCCATACGGTAGACAAACTTTTTCTCTAGCCTGTCCAGGCCCTTTTTGCGATAAAGCACCTGAGCAAGGTGGGCCAGAGTTGGCGTCCCTGTGGTGTTAGAAGCGGGTGAATAAGGCATAGTGACCTATTTTTTCCTTTTTCTAAGCGACCGTGCCCTTATCGCGGAGTAATTTTTCTTTCAATTTAATAATAGCACAAAATTCAAATAAAAACCCCGTTATTCCCTGGGCACTAGGAAAGTAACGGGGTTGTTTTTCCGAATAAATCGGAAAACTTTATCCTTGGAGCTTTCTGATAATCGCTTCGAGTTGTTCCGTTGGGAGCTGTTCGGCCTGTTCAAGGATATTCGGCGCCGGAGAGGTGTGCCCAGAGCGTCCCAGTGCCGGCGGAATTACCGGACTGGAGCCGGGAGTTCCGGGAATTACTTGATTTCCGGGATTTACTGGGGGTGCGTTATTAGGTCGAATTGCCCCAAGCTGTGTCGCCATGGCGTAAGACGCCAACCAGGACTGGGACTCGGTGCTCGGCAGGCCTAGGCGCTGACGTATTTGGTCCAGGATCATGAAATTCTGCGGCGAGGCCGGAAAGTCGGGAACCATTTCGCGGAATTGATAGGCCGCGAGTTGTTCTTTTATCGTTGTTATCGTTTCTGCCTGCTGAAGTTTTTCTTTTAACGTTTGGGCGGCATTTTCGACCTTACCATCGAAGAGCATGTGGGAGAGAAGGTAATCAATGCCCTTTATGGGGTCATTACCGACTAATTCAGCAAATTGTTCCTTGGAAAAGGTATTTTTCTTGTCTTCTGTTCCGCCGGTTGGGGAATTTTGAGTATTATTTTGTCCAGAATTATACGATGCCTGAACCTGTAGAGCATTCACGGCATTGCGAATATTGTCTTGAACGGCCCGCATAATTTGGTTCAATTCTGCCTGATTTTGGGCCGTGAATTTTTGTCCGAGGAACTCGAATTCAATGGGCTGGCTTTGTGGGACAACAACAGGTGCGTTGTTGCTATTCTGCTGTAGCTGCTGCCGCTTCAGTTGTTCCTGTACGGCAGCAGTAACGAGGCGTTCCAGGTCTTGGGACTCAACGCCGGTAAGTTCGACGCCCGGAGTTCCGGTTCCGGGATTAACAGGACTAGTTGCCATTTTTTGTCTCTCCTGATTCTATTATATCGTTTTTTAAGTACCTCTTAAAATTAAAGGTCTGATTTTGCCACAAAAGATTTTTTAGTGTTTCTTCGGTTTTGGGATCATTTTCCAGCCTTTTTTCCAAAGAAACCTGGTCTGCGTAATCCTTGTGGGTATTAACCAAGTTATCAATGTGCCCCACAACGGCCCGAACGGCCCGCCAGTGGGCCAGGGCGCGGCGTTCTTCTTCGTCGGTCTTTGCGTTATCAACGTCGGTTAGAAAATTGTCCATTAGGGCCGTTAAGGAATCCCGGAGAATCGTATAGCCGGGATTAAAATATAAGGACCCTAACAGGGCGGCCTCTTCTTGTCCTAAGAAAGCCATAGAATTAAACCTCAGGCTCCAGGCCGGCGGAGCGCGGCATTCTCACGGAGGCTACCTGAAGGGCCATTGGGGTTCGGGTTGTTTCCTGTTTTCGTTCCTCCAGGGCCGCCTCAGCAATTTTTGTTTGTAGTTTGGTAGACTCGGTTTGGTTTTTAAAGAACAATTTCATTTGTGCCTCTTGTTGTTTGAGTTGCATCTCAAGTTGTTTCATGGCTAGGTCCATTTGATTCTTTTGGCGCTCAAACTCCAGTTTTTGCTGTTCGGCCTGGAGTTTCATTTGTTCGCGGAGCATTTCTAATTCAAGCCTTTGTTGTTCGCGCTGTTGTTCCAGCGGGTCGGGCTGTTTTTGAATTAGTGCCTTTTGAATTTCGGTTTGGGACTTTATTTGGCCCATTTGCAATCTAATTTGGGCACTCTGTTGGGCCTCCTGTTGTTTTGCTATTAATTCGGGATTCGGCTGATTCATTTTTTGAATTTCTTCCGCGGTAATCGGACGGACTAATTGATACAACTTTCCAATTCCGGTGGAATCTTGGATCATTTGTAGAAGCTCCGCCCAATTAACCGTTTGCCCAATTTGTGACAGTGCTTCTAGAAGAGGCCCCGCCGTCATGTACTGAATCAAAAACGGAACGATTTCCGCCAGGCGCTCCCGTGTGACCATTTGGGAGGCCGCGACCATTTTAAAGCGAACCGGGGCACGAAATGATTTGGCCGAAACGACATCAGTTATGCCCGTGGGTAGCATTCCGGGTAAAAATGCCTCATCGGAAACGTGAATTTGAATCATTTTGTACAACTTGTACAAAAGTGGAACTATTAGATAGTCCTCAATGTGCTTTACCAGCAATTGAAGCCGCATGGAGCCGCCTTGGAGCTGCATGGCCATGCCGGATGCCGTTCTGTTGGCATTAGAGGCTCGAGGAATTCCTTGGGTTAGGGAATTAATGCCCGATCTTTTTTCGGACATTAAGTTAATAAATTGAATTTCGTCCCAAATTGAAATCGGAGGACCCTCGGGGGACAGAATGGAAATATCACTGCGTGGATCAGCAACCTTAAAGATTGCGCCCGGCTTCCAACGTTGCTGTGCCGGCGTCATGAAGCTAGATGCCTTCTGAACGCGGGGCGGGTGAAGTCGAATATGTAATTCGTCTATGTGTGCGTTGAGCAAGGCCTCGGCATATCGTTGATTTGATTCTTGGATATCAGCCAGGGACATTGCGTAAAAGCGGCCCGGAATGACGTAACACGGGGCGAAAACAAGCGGAATAAAGCCGTAAGGATTATCCCCGACAAAGGCCACCCACTGTCGATTGAGGACTACGATTATTCGGGTCTTTGAGTAATAAGTCAAAACTTCAATTTGCCTATCCGACGGATTAGGAATAACGTCATCTGTTGAGGGGTTGTAGGTTATTTTATGTAACACATTCTGAACCTGTTTTGTTCTGTCCCCGAAAGTAATAGGGACGTTCTTTGCCATTTCCCAAAGAATTGCATCTTCGGGAATTTTCATATTAGGATTGTTACGCCACTCTGAGATCTCTTCTACTGTCTTTTTCGTACGGCGAATAATAGACCGGCAGTGATCAACTGATGGTGAGGAGGCCCCCGGATCAACGTAAATATCCCTAATATCCACCCAAGAAACCGCCGGGCGGCCCGTGGCGATGTCCCATTCTATAGCCAGGCCCCCGTTTCCATATAACAGTAAAGACTTAATCGCCAGTTCAATATCATTTCTAATCGACAAGCCAAACTGGTTTTTGTCGTGATCCAGAAGGTATAACAGCGCGGCTTGAATATCTCGGGCCTCCTTTTGTGAAGCCCCGTACTCGGCCTCAACTTGAAACCAGTCAGAGCCCGTTCCAAATAGGGCCTGTGTTATGGCCGGTAGGGCAGTCTCGACTTGATCAAACACCAACGGCATCGGCAGTGCCGACCGAGGGATATTCGTGCCCTCCCAGACCTTGGGCTGTACGTAACCAACATACAGCATGTCAGCGGTATTCCAGCGAATGTCATGATTCCGTTGACGGTCGTTTTCGTATTGAAAGAAAGTTTGATTGACTAAGGCCAAGGCATACTGGTCCTTCATTTGCTGAAGGGCCATGACAAAGGCCTCAGCCTCAAGATTCGCCTCGTGAATTTGGGGAACGGGCTTACCCTCGGGCATTAATTTTCCTTTTTATTGTTGTCTAAGTTACCAGAGACGGCATTTATCCCAAATGCCGCGAGGCCCCCGGAAAAGGTATATTTTGCAATATCATACAAAATCGGCCAGCGGTCAAAATATTCCGGAGCAAACAGAATAAATCCGGAAATTGCTGAAACTAAAGCCGGAATTGTCGTTTTCCAGTCCTTAATTCGACATTTTGTTTCTTCGTTCATGGTATTCTATTTTCCTGATTTTATTATACCGCCCCTGTTTAGGCCTCTTCTTCTTGAAACGGATCTTCGGTTTTTAGAAACTTATTCCAGAGTAAAACTTTCTCCTGTTCCGGCGTAGGCCGAGCCAATTCACGACCAAACCAGTCTTTTCCCTGAAATTGGTCGGCCAGAGCGTCAATTATATCATCCGTATCGGGGCGTGGGAACGTTCGGAGTTCCTCCAGGCAGTGAAGATAGGCCCTTTTGTGTTCTTTATCACGCTCCGTTAGGGGAGGGTCGCGGGGAATTACGAAGCGGATTATACCTTGGTTGTAATAAGGCTCTAGTGTGTTCTGAATGCGATCTATTTTTCGCTGCTGGTTATCTACGGGGATTAATTCTATTGGCAAATAGATCCCCTTAGTGTCCATGTCTCGGCTTATTCCGACCATAAGGCCGTCAACGAAGGCAGTTTTTTCGATTTTTATAACTCTCGGTTTGTACGTATGCCAGACGTACCAGATTTTTTCTATTAATTCATGTGGTAGGAATTTACCATGGATTATGTCTTCGACATACATGCGCCCATAACTGTCCCATGCGGCAACAACGATGGCTGTATAGTTAGATCGGACGTTTTTCGTTTGGGCAGTATCTATAGAGACCGTTCGATAGGCGACTCGAACATTCTTTTTGAAGTTTTCCTGAGAAATTTTCGGCGGAAAGACGTCATTTACGGGGAAAATTTCACGTCCGTCGGCCCCGCCCTTGGGGTTGTTTAATTTTTGACACGCAAATATGTATGGATCTCGTTTTTCGTCCAGCTCCAAGCGTTCCAGAGTGAAACGCTCCTGTCCGCGGCGATCAACGGGCCACCAGGGGATTCGTTTTTTGTTTTCGTCCAGGAGATAGGGAAGATTTAGTTCAGTCGGATCAAACTTTTCCGGAGATCCGTCGGGGGTTTTTTTCTTATAAACCCCCCGAATGTGGATTTTATATTCTGGTGATATACCAGACTGGCGCTCGTTAAGCCATTGATTAATTAAACGACCGTATAAATCCCCGAAATCATAACGAGTTCCCTCAACATCGACCCAGTAGGCCGGGGATACGAGGAGTTCCAGGGCCATGTAAAAGGAATCAATGATTCCCTTTCTTCGTTCCGGGGTCTTTACGTTCTCGGGTTCCACAATATCTGAGAACTTCATGACATCGAAGTGAAGCCCCGCGGTTCCTTTCTCGATGGACAGTGCCATTACCGACGGTTCTTTTCTGGTAACGGACGCCGGGCGGGCCTCCGTAGTGAAGGCCCCCTTAGTTCCCCAATCTAGAATCTTTTTTTGCGGACAGTGTTCGGGAAATAAGGCCCGAAATTTCTCGTTGAATTGAAAATGCTTCTTAATTTCGCCGAGAATCATTTCGGCCTTTTCGATATTAGACTGAAAAATGGCTATTGCCGTATCGGGATAGTTTAGCAACCACTGAATAACATGGGCCTGGGCGTTTATTGTGGTCTTAAGGTGCCCGCGGGGGTCGAGAATTAAGACTCTGCGTTTGCCCTTAAGTTCTAATTTCGGACAAATAGGTCTGTATTCCCACGTACTGCCGGTCCAGATGTCGTTGTTATAATACTGTTCGCGCGTGGGTTTTTGAAATTGTTGTAAGGCCTGAATGATTGGACCGTGGACTCCCTCCTCTACGTCCTCATAACCTAGGATTCTTTGACATAGAAATAATAAATCAGTCCTAGCCCGCCACCTTGCCCGCCGCCAGGAATCAATTTCTTCCGCCGAGTACTTTTTTTTGGTACTCATTGGTCATTTATTTCCGCTTTTTTACCAGATTTTGGGCAATTATGTCCAAACCACGCTCATAGTTTGGGTCATAATTTCTTTTTTCGGAGGAATAACCTTCTAGAAGAAGGTGAAGAAGTTCATGTACGAGGGTTTCTTCGATGTCCGGGGCCTCATGGGTTTCGTCATAACTCTCTGGGTCGGCAATATAAATCGCCGCCGTTCGATATTCGGTTTGCCAAAGACACATGCCGGCATTCTTTTCCAGTTCTTCGTGGTCCCGGAATTCAAATGTTATTTCTTCCCAGGCCGGCGGCTGTAGTTTTAGCAACCTAATCCACTTTTTCCCAAGTCTCTCCAGTTGGGATTGAGTCATGGTTAGTATATCCTAGGAATTTAATGTCGTGGCATCCGGGCGGGTTTGGGCGAAGACTGAACCGACAAGGCCTGCCCCGGATGCCTGCCAGCCGATTCCTTTGTTAAAAAACGCACCCTTCGGTAGATTTACTACAAAAGTCGAATTAGACGCAACAGCTTGTTGAATTATATTCTTCGGCGTTCCGTTCGGATTGTCAAAAACCGAAACAACCAAAGACCCGGCTGTTGGGTTTGAGACAACCAAATGATACAAAACACTATCTTTATCACTCAAAACCTGGGACGAGGCTGGAATATTTTGCGCCGCCCGAAGAACGTCCTTCGAAAATAACGTATTATTTGGTGCGTTAGCCATGGGTTTCCTACTTCTATTTTATCCCCTCAGGGCTTTGAAACATTTGATTGGATAAAATCATGATCCTCAACGCCGGTCCTCGGGTTTTTGTAATCAGTAACGAATGCAACGGGCATATTGTACTCCGTTGTTGCCTTTGGATTATCGTACGACACAATCTGTCCGTCAGGTTGTTTAGTTTTTTGATCTAAAACAGGCATTGTTTTTAACTTGTAGTTATATCTGGAATAACAAGAATTTTGCCCAGAAGAACGGTATAAACCTCCCCGGCTGAATTAACAAATTCCACATCGTAATTTAATGGAACTCGATACGGGGGCAGAGAGGCTGTTTTGGTGGCAGAAATAGTTATTTGTGCTTCACCCTGGGATGGATTCGTAAACACAATACCATCCGGGGGGCTGGAGGTACACGTAAATACCGAGGCCGCCTGGGAGTCCTTGGGGTGCCACTTGGCCGTTAATTTTAGTGTCCCTCCGGTTAGGGACACTGGATTTCCGTTTTGTGTTATTCGGATTGTAAACTTTAGGGTATTACCACGAACGATTCTTAAATTCTGTCCCACGTTGTCTCTCCCGTAGAGAATAGAAGTATTCCAATTAAAAGGCCAAACTGGCGGAAAAGGCGGATCAGCAAGAAACGGCAGTAATGTTTGTGGAGCAAAACAAGAACTGATGTTACCGAGGGATAAAATACCAAGATATCCTAACCACGCCGTGGAGCCTCTGATGTTAGTTGTATTTGCGGTTCCGGTTAAACTTGAACTGATTCCCGGAAACTCGGATTCTTCGTCAAACTTTAAAATTGTTCTTTGAAAAGATGGCATATTTATGTAACTGCAACACAAAGTGTTCCGGGTAAATTAAAAGTACCTGTTCCACTAGATCCATTATTTGCGTTAGTTATAACCCAATAAGTCCTGCCGTCAAAAGTAAAAGTAGTATCTGCTAAAAGACCTTTATTAATTAAAATTGCATCCCAAAGCTGCCCGCGTATTTTTGCGGGAAAAGAACCAGTACTATCATGCCAAGCTATAAGAGGCTCTGTAACTAAAAAAGAATCAGCAGAATCAGAAAAAGACATGGAATTTTTTTCGGGCTCCGTTGTTGTAATAAAACCGGGAGCAATAGCAAACAATGTCATATACGCCGAAGATATTCCGGGGCTTGTTGTTGTCCAAAAACTGTTGTTATAATTTGCATAATTAACGCCGCCTCCACCGGCAGAAGTAGATATTGACCCCAATCTTAATCTAAATGAACCTTTGGCTGTTGAGTCTGTATCAGACGTCGCATTACAATGCCCCCAAATAGCCGTTTCCGGCGCAGAAAAATATGAAGGAACAGCCGGAACACCCCAACACGCAACGCCTCTGTCAACAGGAGCTCCGGGAGTAAAAACAAAAGCTTGAAATCTGTTGGCAATTATTCGATAACTTCTGTTGGGCAATAAAAACAAATTTGTTGTCGCCGCTTGTGAGCCGTCTTCTTTTGAAAGAAGAATTCCGGCGCAATTTGTTGGTGTTGTGTTTAAATTAACCCGCATTCTGAGGTTAAACGGCGGTGCGGCGTCAGAAGTAACGTTCCAGTTTCCAGAACTGCCGGTCCTGGTCCACCCGGCATTCACCAGCTGGGCCGAAATCCAGTCAACGAGGGCCGTTTTTGTACTTAAATTCGCCGCCGTTTCTATGGCATTAACAATCGTTCCGCCCGCGTACTGTATTGGCATTTTATCCTTGTTCTCCTGATTTAATTATATCGAAAAAAAACCGCCGGGACCGATTGAAATCCCGGCGGTTTTGTTATCAATAGACTAAAAACGGAGAGACGAGGAAGAGAATGTCTATTGATTTTACGCAGACTCAATTCTTGCCTTATCGTTCAAGACGGCCTTCATTGCCGCCGCCAAGGCAATATGGAACGACGGGGCTTTCTCCAATTTCGTCAATCGCGCCGAGTTTGCCATATAAGTTCCGGCGGAGGCCGACCCAATCAAAGTAACATCATTCCCCGAGACCGAAACGAAAAATGTCCCATTAATCCCAGGATCTCCGGTCCCCTTGCGAACCCGAACCACGTCCCCGGTCTGAAGGCCGTGCCCCGCCGGCACCGTGGCAACAATAGGGGTGGCTGCCGTGGCCGCCGTCACAACGAGTTCTTTGTTTCCTTTCGCATTATCGGTAAAATATGGAATCTCGACGCGATTGGGAGCCCCGCTGGTGGCATCGACGATATTAGTTGTCGAATTTCTGGAAACAATAGCCGCCACACCATCGGCGGTTTGTTCAATTCTAATGGAATAGTTCGTATTAGGCATAAAAAATCCTTTCTCTTGTTTTAAGTTACCATAAAATCAGGAACCGTTACCTTATGATCAAGAGAAAAAAATTAACCGATTCCGATAAAAAGGGAATTATTTTTGCTTATAACGACGGAATGAGTCTCGGGGCTATCGCCGCACTATACGGAATCTCTAAGACTCATACCTGGAGAATAGTAAAAAAAAATCAAGACCCTCAAAGTGCTACGTCGCTTCGCTCCGAGCACTTGTCCCCACAAGCCAGAATGACTGACCGCCGGTTTGCGGTGTGGTTAAGAAAACTAATTAACGCCGCCGACGAACACTAGCGCCGGCCAGGGGATTGGAGAGAATAGCCACTACCTCGGGAGGAACGGCGGGACCTCCCAAGGTATTCGGGACTCTTGTCCTCTGGGCATTATCAATACCGGCACGGGTCATGTTATTCATGATGAATTGCAGCAAGGTAGGATTCATGGCCGCTGTGGTCCCCACCGGCATGGCGCCCCCGACTGGAGGGGCCATTCCGGGGCCTCCAGGGCCTCCGGGAGCGACCGGAATGCTTGGGGCCATACCCGCACCGCCCGGAGCCCCTATCGGGCCTCCAGGGGGCAAATTTGGGGCCATTCCGAAACCGCCGGGGCCTCCCATCATACCGCTGGGGCCGCCCGCAGCGCCCAAAAGACTCATCAAGAACGGATTCATTTCTCCAAACTTCCTTTCCTGCAACTACTTCCATTTTACCCCAACCGAAGACTCATTTCCCCAAAACACGCCCGGAACCTTCTTTTTACAACACCACAACCCATCCCCGCCCCCAAAAATCCCAAAATTCTCCACAAAATCCCAATTCTCAAAAGAAACCCCGAAACACCTAGTGCTTGCGCACTAGCCTTTTTCGGTGGTACTAGTACCAAAGTACTAGGGGTACTAGTACCCCGGTACTAGTACTCCGGAACCTTCGGTACTAGTACTGAAGTACTAGTACTTTGGTACTAAGGTGTTTGGGAAGAAAATTTTTTTCTGGGGGTACTAGTACTTTGGTACTAGGGTGTTTGCCTGAGTACTAGGACTCAGTAGGAGGGAGTACCAGAATAGGAAGTGGTTTGTTTTCAGCAAGTTACGCGGGAAAGTTCAAGTGAATTCTCGGGAAGTTTTTTCCGGAGTGGTTTTCGGGCCTAGGGCGCGAGGTTTAGAATTTTGGGTACTAAGGGTACTATGGGCGGTTTGTTTTAGTACTGGAGTACTAGGACTTGGGGTGTGTGTGTTTGTTTTAATGAACGCAGTTTTACTTGAGGTTTGTGGTGGTAAGTTGTTGATTTTAAAGGGCGATTTTTGGTACTAGTACGACGCATGGTACGTTAATGGGTTAATGTTTGGGGGAATTAAGTGGAGAATTGGGTTAATGAAGGAAGTTTTAGGTGAGGTTTGGGTGTGTAAGTTATTGAGAATGTTGGAGTGATTTTGGGTGCTAGAGAATTAATGGGACTTTGTGGGTTTAATTTAGGTGTGTTTAATTGCTCGTGAAACTTTGGGTGTGTGGTTTTTGTAGGTTGTAAGTTGTTGTTTGGTAAGGACTTGATGCCAATGTGAGACTTAGCTATTTCGGATATTAGGGTCTTAATCGGTTTTTGTCTTATATATCAGGGATATGCTAGCAGGATGTTGTGACTATGTTGTGACTATATTGTGACTATGTTGTGACTATATTACGAGACTTGGAGCACGTTTCACGTGGAACGTTGGGTTAATTAGGGTTAAGCGGTGTTAAGTGTGGTTAAGTGGGGAACTATTATTGAGCGGTAGATTAAGGAACTTTAATTTGACTTGGGGCTTGACAGGAGAATTGATGTGTTCTATCCTTTAGGTATGAACAATTCCACATACTCGCTTCGCTTCTCATTTTTTGTCGGTACTGAGTTCGACCAATATAAACAGCCGATTGACCCACAGCGAGCTTCTTTCGCGCTTCAGCAAGCGCGAGAGAAATTGATTTACTACTTCGGTGGTTTCACCGAAGTACAGACCAAGGGCGGATATCTTCTCAGTGACGGTTCGACCGCCATTGAGGAAGGCGTGTGTTTCATCGTCGTTTGTGATGACGATGAGGCAAAACGGACGTTCGCGCACCAATTGGCGCGTGAGTTTGCCGGAGCGCTTGAGCAGGAAAGCGTTCTTTTGACTGAAGAACGCGTTCTTGCACATTTCGTTTCCTGAGCGCCAATGATACTTAGCGCTTGGGTTATCTTGTATGGGATTAATCTCATACAGGATGCGGCAGACCGAGAGTTTTCCCCCATCATCGCCCAAGCAGCGATGAATGCGGGTTTGTTATTACTAGAAGCGCTGCGAAGGCGCTTTCAGCAACGATAATTCCTAACTTCTTTCCCTCCAAGGGGAAAGGGACGGCTTTACGCCTGTTCCCTTTCCCCTTATTTTTTTCCCGCGCGTACATCACAAACAACAACGAAACCAAGCGTGGACTAATCGCGTCAACGTGAACGTGAAACAATCCCGCTGGTTACCTGATGCATCGACAATGGTACGGAACATAGTGGTCATGTGTCAATGCGCCACCGAGGAACAATGGGAACAAGGTATGCAATGGTATTCTCGCGCCCATACCATAGCGCGCGGGTTGTCTCAACGCTATGGCTATCCTGTTCCGGTTTGCTCCGCAGTGATAGCAGTATTGTCGCCACGGAATAAGTGGGAACAGAATGTCATAGACGCAAATCACTTGATTCGTGAGCACGTATTTGGCGTCGTAGGCGCACGCTATGGCGCATTCCATAAGAACGTGTGCAAGGCGCTAAGTATTCTTCGCGCCTATGACGTAGGCGCGCCTTGGGACGAATACTTGTGCGGTCTCAAGGTCCGCGCCTTTGCGGAAACAATTACGAACCCAGATGTCAATCACCGTATGGCAGTGATCGACAAGCACGCAATAAATGTAGCGTGCGGACGTCATTTGCCGCAACTAAGCGGTCTTACGACGTCACAGTATGGTTATATTTCAGCCGCTTATAGTGAGGCGGCTGAATATTTAAGGCTGAAAACCCACGAGACCCAAGCAATAACTTGGATAGCGTGGCGAGAAAGAAAGGAAATGCTATCCCAAGGCGTGCGCATATTGCGGTTGTGTGTCCTGTGAAGGCACGCGCGGCGGGTTATGCGAGGAAGATTAACATGACACTGCGTTATAAAAAAATTCCAGTGAACCGATACGACAGCACTGATTTCCAGGAAGTACTAGTTTACTTACCCAGTACCGCGGTATATGAGATACCGCGATCCGACACAGACTGCCCAGAGCGACAGAAGTTCATTGAAACTATGGTTAAAAGGATTAGAGAAAGAAAGAAGGAAAGTATTGATATTTGAAGACAAGACTCCAAAAGTACCGCGCCATCCTAGGCGCGGCAAGTACAAAGACGAAAAAATCACGAACGTCCGCGGAACGTGCGGAACGTGGGTTGAGTCAATCAAATTTTTGTTCAGCCCCAAAAACCTGAGGCGCTATGCTCGGGTTTGGGTTCCGGAAAAACAAGAACTGGAAACATTAGAGATTGGGTTCAATTTCTATGTTTACCGAAATGGTGTTTTGTACGTAATAAAAAAAGACGAACAAGGGCGGTTTGTCCTTGTAGAGCCCAGCAAGGACGAAGATAGTGAATAGAAGGAAAAGAAAGGAAAGGAAAAATGTTAAAAATTGCAGAAGCAAGAGAAAATATATTTTACTACGACCTAGATAGCGGATATGTATATTTAAGTGGTTTGGGTCAAGCCCCGTATCGGGCATATAACACCATGCCCGAAAAATTCGAAACCGTGAATAGCGCCAAGTTGGCGTTACAGGAACGCTGGGGAGAGGTTGTAGGATTTAGGCTACTTGACGATTTGGAAAGGTAAGGGTATGAGTTTATTTAAAATTGAAAAAAACAAGAAAATAAAGAAAAGCGGGATTTACTATAAAATATTCGATGAACTGAATCATGTTTTTCTCGTTCCGCCATTTTTTTTTAATCTTGTTCCTCCTATTGACAAACGTCAATTGCCAATTGTTCTAGACAATGCGATGCGAGGTCATCGAATTAAGGTTTATGGTAAAAAAGCAACCTATCCAGCGGGATTCCATTGTTTCCGTAGTCTTGAGCACGCTAGAACCTATCGACACATTGTTTTACATGGAAAAGGTTTAATTTATCGAATTAAGATAAAACCGGCTGATGTACTAGTTTCAGGAACTTGTTTCTTTGGATTTTCAGTTATCGTTGTGGACAAGATAACAGTCTTGAAAAAAGTTGAGGAAGACGAAGAGGACGATGACAAGTATGAAGACGAATATGAATACGAAGACGAAGACGAAAACGAAGAGAGGAAAAAATAATGAAAGCTTGGGTATTTAAGGAAGTCGCAAAAAGACCGTCATTCTACTTGTACGACTAAGACACTTGGGTATATTTAACAAAAACCCAAGGCTTTGTGAAGACATCGGTGTATAACCGAGTCTTCAAGGAACCCACGATAGAACTGGTACTGGAAAGTGCCGGAGAACCATAGAAAGGAAAAAACTGTGGAAACTTGAGTATTTAAGGAAGCCACGAAAAGTCCCCCGCGTCATGAACGTCCCTTGATAGTCCCAGTCACTTCTTTGATATAACCTTACGAGCATCCTGTATTGATTCACGGGATGCCCGTTCACGGATAATGACTTTAGCATAACGAGTTCTGGTAGGCCCTAACTACCCCAAGACTTACTGCCGGGCAACTTGTGTGGCCCTGGTGGATTAAGCTCGAACAAGAAAAAAATTACTTTGTAAAAAAAATGGAAAACAAAAAACTTCGCATACACTGGTATGGGATAAAGGACGTCCCGTGCTTACAACGTTTCCTAAAACGAGGAATGCCGGGGATTCACGATTGTTCCCTGGTAGTTCCGGTTACTGAAGAAAATGCGGTTTCGCTAGTACACCAATATCCTCGATACGGGACCAAGTGTGGTTACCTGAATGTCATCGACCGCGCTAGGTTTAGGACCTTACTGCCCCGTGCCTTCAGCCCACGGTTTCAGGTAGTCTCGGTCTATAGGAGTCTAGACCTAAGTGCGGGCCTTTGGACCAAGGCTGTATCAAGTGGTCTTAACGACGGCGTGACGTTTATACGACCGTCGGAGTTATTAGGAAAACTTATGACTTCTGCGGGACTTCCGATTAGACGCGTGGTTCTAGAAGAAACGGTTTTAGGCCCGCAATTTGAAATCAGTGGCCTGCGAATCGACTCGCAATTCCTCTTCTTTCCCGTAGTACGACAGTACTGGTGGGGGACGAAAATTGTGCGGTACGGACTACCGACTTCCGCGGAATTCAAAGAAACCACAGGCCTATCGGTCGCGGAATTGCGGGAACAGGTCAAGACCGCGTTAAGAAAAGTAAAACTTAACTACGCAACATTCTGTGTTGAATTTCGCGTTCCGCGGAACACGCAGAACCAAAAAATAATAAAAATCATCGAAATAAACCCTCGACTGGGAATAGAGCCCCAAAGACCGGAGTACTATACTTGTGCCTTCGGGGGCAAGAATCCCCTGAGGGCGTGTGAGACATTCGTGGCGGATGTCATTAGAGCGGGCCACGAAGTTCCGCGGTTATCGTGATTTTTTATTACGACTGTAAGACACTTCGTGCAATCGCGTAGCACGAAAAGTACAAGGAAGGGCTGGGACTTAAAGTTCAAGGTCTGTCGGAGCAAGATTTTTGTACCCGTAGAGTCAAGTTAGACGTCCCTAGGAACAACCTAGGATAAAAAGAAGGTAACTGGAAAAAACGAAGAAAGGAACAAGACATGCTACCTCTGGAAGAAATCATCGCCAAGAATAACGACTTAGAAGTAATGAAACCCCCCGTCGCGGGCAACGAAGTGCCCCGGAGTGCCTACTTTCGGGGAGAAAAAATCAAGAACTACATTGGGGCTGGCGGAACATGGATCGAGTCGATCAAGTTCCTGTTAGCCCCGCAGAATCCGGAACGGCGGGCGCGAGTGTGGGTTCCGGAAACAGGGCAACTCGAAACGATTCACCTAGGACTAACGAAGTACGTTCAAAGAAACGGGCGGGTTTATCATATCACTGAGGATGAAAACGGACGTTTTACCCTCGTTCCCGTCCCCGTAGATGTTATCGACGAAGTTTAGTGCCGAAGCCATAGACCCAATACACACAAACATCGTGCTTTTTACGTCGCCCAGAGTGGTAAGCCAGAACGCCCATTCCGGGCGGAACATCAGGAACAAAAAGGTAGAATAAAACCGAAAGGAAAGGAAAAAATGAAACCCGAACCCGCGACGGTGAAACCGCTACTAGTGTCTTATCACGTACCGGAGTTTCTTGAGGTATTTAATCGACAGGTCATAGGCTATGAGAAGTTGGGACAAAGTATTTCAAAAAGACTTCTGAACAAAAACCAAGGCCTACTTCCAGCAACACGCCCAATTGGGTCTTGGTTCCTAGCCGGGCCTACAGGTGTAGGAAAGACACACATCGTCCGGGCCGCGGCTAAAGCCTTGCACGGAAATGCCAAGCAATACTTACACATTAACTGCGGAGAATACACCCACAGCCACTACGTCGCGAAACTAATCGGTGCACCGGCAGGATATTTAGGACACGGTTCCACCGCGCCCGTTTTTAACGTACAAAAAATCAGTTCCTTATCTTCTGAACGGTGTTTGGCCACCATAATTCTATTCGATGAAATCGAAAAGGCCCATCCGGAACTGTACGATCTATTACTCTCTCTCTTATGGGACGCTGAGATCCAAAACGGCAACGGCGAAACGGTTAATTTTTCCCATTGCTTGATTTTCTTCACGTCCAACATCGGAGCTACAGGAAAGACCACGGGTTTTCAGACTTCAGACAGAACGACCGTAAAGAGACAGTCTTACCAAGAAGCAATAAAAGAGCACTTCCGTCCAGAATTTCTGAACCGAATCGACTATGTTTACATTTGTAACGAGCTGTCAGAAGACCAAGTCAGATTGATCATTAAGAAAGAAATAAACGACCTCGAGTGTCGAATCAGGGACCGACATTACAACGCCCTAACCAGAACATTGAAGAAAATTGAGGATGATAAAGTCCTACCTTGGGCCCCCATTGTGTCCCTTACTCCGGCGGCAGAAGAATATCTAGTACGTGCGTCCCGCAGTAACCAGTACGGGGCCCGCGAGATTCTACGCCACATCTACGGCGGCTCAAATATCGAGGAAACCGGAAATTCAATCATCGATGCCTTCCGAGAATTCTTCGAACAAAACCCCAACGTATACTATCCCTTCGTAATCGACCGCGACAGGGACACATGGGTAGTTAAAGCTGGGAACGTAGGATAGTGTTCAGGCGTCTAAGTAAGCAAAGAAAGGAAACAGAACATGGTAGAACGAGTCCAGGTAATAGAACAAGACTTAACAGGCTGGGCACGCGAAGATATCGTCAAAAAACTCGCGGACCTAATGCCAGCAATCCATTACCGTTGGCAAGGGCAGGTCGCTGACCAAGTTTTGTCTTGCTTAAACGGCGGGGCTCACGTGACCTATGCCGTAAGTAAGGACAACCTAGGCCCCGACTATCCTGGACACTACGTCGGTGGTTGGGCATCGGTCAATGAAGACGGACGGCGCATTTGGGTTTACGCAAAGTCCGCATTTCTGTTCGGTCACCGAAGGCCCCCGAAGTACAAAATTTTCGAAACCGTCCTAGGCCCCGACTTTCGGGATGCCTTCGACCTAAGAAAACGAGTCCGGGCCTCAAGTCAAAAAGTCCTGAAACTCTGTAAAATCTGGGGAGTCTCTTGGTCTATAAGCCGCACGGTAAAGGACTTCGCCCTCACAAGCCCGGTCTTCGGTAATGGAAAACAATATCGGATCCTATTCCGGCCATACTGGCTTTAATATCCTTGCCTTATCCAAGAAAGGGGGCCACTCCGTGGGTGCGGTTTGTAGGGTTATGGTTTATCATAAGATTAAGAGGGCATTGTGAGTATAAGAAAAACAATAACATCTCCGTCGTTAAAACTTGAATTTTATTTGATTGTGCGACTAGAAAAGAAAAACGGAACCTATGTGGCCCGCTTTGGCCCCGCCGCGTCTTACAATGCCCCGTCTTATGAGGCCGAGGCCGGTGTTTCCGGAATGGCGTTAAGTCGTATTTTTACGGAACCGTACCTGGAGTCAGTCGCGTTAACCGGCCACCTCGCAACGTCGCCGCGTCCCAACGCGCGAGTGATCAGGTTGGCGCGCAAGCAGATGTCGCCCTCTCCACTCGGCACACGTCACAGATCAGGCTCTTACGGCAGCGGCCTCTTTCAGGAACTCATCAGTCTCACAGACCGCTTGTTCTGCCTCGGGGATCGAAACATGCGGCTTCAACGCGTTGATCTTTGCCGCGCGTAAGTCCTGAGGCGTTTTGAGATCCATAGTCACGTAGACCGCCGTGGCGAACCTCTCCAACGCCTTCACATCCTTACTGCCGAGTTTCTTCGCGACGAATTCAATCTGCTTCTTGTACTGCTCCGCCGCAGCCGAAAACTGGCTCTTTAAGGCCGGTCCGAGATCACCCTGTTTGAGACTGGGTCCGTAGGGAAACGGCCGCACTTCCCAGGCCATGAACCCCTCAGCTCGCATCGCGCTGAGCTTGTCCCGCAGATCGAAGGAGAACGGGCCGTGCTTGTAGAGGACGAACTCGTAGTCCAGAGGCACGCCGAGCACTCGCGTGAGGACGTACGCGGCCTTTTGAACGTGGGTTTCACCCGTCCAGTTTCCTTCCCTTCTCAGCTGCTCAGTCAAGGACAACAGCACGCTGGCTGATTCTAAACGGTTCATTTTAAGATAGGAAAAACTAATACCGATAGGCCTCATCAATAAAGCGTGAAACGTCTTTCCAGCGCCGTTTAACGTCCCGCCACATGCGGCGCTCTTGTTCCGCGATTCTAACGTCGAACGTTCCTGGTTTTTTCGTGTTCACCAGCTTAACCCAGCTATTCCAAGCCTTGACGAAACGCCGCACCTTGACGTCCCCCGGAGAGGAATTTTCGGGCACCTGGTTCTCATCCTGGGAAAGAAGAGTCGCTCCCAGCATGGAGGCGACTCCGAGTAAAAATCTTCGACTAACGGTCAATTGATTAACCTCGTTTTTTGTTCTGTAATAACCCGCTCCTCGTGGGGACGTATCATTTCAATGGTTCCCAATTCTTCGTCGATTTCAAAATCAACGTTATTCAGGTTGTTAACAAAGCCCATAAAGACTTCTGATAGCCAGTTCCGGACTAATCTCTTCTGTTCCTCAGGTTGTCCCTCGGGCAATACAATTTTACCGCGCAACAAAAGCGGAATGTGAAAAAAACCTACAAATTCTTTTTCGTTTTCAGTCATTAGTTAGTTTCTCCTATTGTGTGTACTTTAGAAACATGTAAAAACCAAGTGCGGTGACAAAGCCCCGCAGAAAGGCCCACATGATTACTATGACGTGCTGGAACGCTGAATCGTTTCGGCGTAATGGGGGCTGTCCCGCTACCTACGGATCGTTCTTATTGGGACGGCTTTGGCAAGTTCTGAAAAAAAAAAAAACGAAACTTATCTCGGTCGGATTACATCTATCTATCTAGATAGATAGATATAAGGAAAGGAACAAGACAAAAACATGAAGCGAGAAGAGTTAGTAAACTGGGCAGTACAGCAGGGATGGAAATTCGACCGCTGGGGGCATCTTCAAAAAGAATTCGGGCAAAAACGATACCGCCTCAAGATTAGCCGCATTGCGGCGCGCTACGAAGTCCGGACCGAGTGTGGTTGGGTTCGTCTATACAGCGGATACTTAAAGAACCTAAAAGTAACGCCGGAAAATAAAATTGCCGGCATGACGAGGTAAAACAATGAAGGCATACAATATTCATCCAATAACAGAAGAACCATCTTCTGGGAATTTGTTGTGTCTTCGTTTGGGGGAAAAAGGTCAGGGACGAAAACTGACACTAGTTCCTTGTGTCCGTGATTTTAAGGATGGCGAGACAGCGGGGCTTGGAATTACGCGATCTGGGGCTCCTAAAATTATTGAGTTAGGCGAGAATGATGACGGTCTTTGGCCGGCGTGTATTTCTACGCGGGGTCTCTATGAGCGTAAGGTTGTGGGGCATGTTTATTATCGGCATTACAAACCTACTGTGATTGCTTTTGGCAGTGGCGCCTTCGGCGATGCAGGCCGTGTTGGGTTTTGGAAAGACTATCTCTTATCGGTTCCTGTGGGAACAGTTCTTAGAGTAACGCCCACACGAGGTCCGACATATTTTCTTCATTTTGATACAGACCATGTGTACAAATTGGGAGTTGAGGAGGCCCTGATTTATCCTTTGATTGAAGTTCCTATTATTCGAGAGGAATATGAAGAATTATAAAATATCGAAGTTCTCGGAAGTTGGGGAGTCTGAATATCTAAAACCAATAAGTCCTCATATTTTTTATGACGTCCGCAAAGAAAAGTTTTACTTCGCCGACGAAACTGAAGACCTTATAGGGCCATATGATGACTACGTTAGTGCCGAGACGGCACTAAAAAGGTACATTCGTGCCCTCGGTTGAAAAATTCTACAAGAAAGGACTTTCATGAAAACACTAATCCAAACCGTATCGGGTATTATAATCGATCCATTAAATCCAGATCCAAATAAAATTAACATCCACGATATCGCGTACGCACTATCCCACATTTGTCGCTTCACGGGCCACACGCGGCGTTTTTATTCTGTCGCGGAGCACAGTATTCGTCTTTTTCGGGCCATTAATTCCTGGTATGCCCCGGTAACGACACAATTTGTTCCTATACTGTCCTGGGCACTCCTACATGATGCCCCGGAGGCGTATGTGGCGGACTTAGCCAGTCCACTGAAACATAACTCTGTCCTTGGAGAAAATTATCGACCAATCGAGGAAAACCTTAAACGTACCATTGCCTATAAATTCAACCTACCTCTTCCAGAGCCCCCGATAATAAAGGCCTGGGACCAACTCATGCTCCGGGCGGAACAAAAACTCCTGATGGCTCCGCGAAGAAAAGACGAAGATCCTGAATTCTTCAACGACCTAAATACCTACGAATTCGAAATAGAACACATCTGTTCTTTATTCCGCTCCAATCCCATGCGACAACCATCTTTCAAAGAAACAAGAGAAGAATTTATTGACTTAGCTTGTAAACTTAATCTTCTTGGCGAAAATCAATAACCCCAAAGTATACCACCGCGCCAGGGTGGCGAAGTGTAAACGAAGCCGCCCGTCGGCGCGGTTAGATACGATATGCTAGATAATCTGTCTTTCTACTCTAGATCATCTATACTATCTATATATAGCGCCTGGGGAAAAAAATTTAGGATAACTTGGAGTACACGTATAACAAGTGTTATCTGTGCTTTTCGGGAAATCGAGAAAATGGAAATTTGGGATTAAGGTTGAACGTCTAACACGGAAGGAAGAATTCTTTGATGCGTGTTGATTCTAACTTGACCGCCGTGATATATACAGACGGTTGGATAAAGAAAAACGATTTTTGGATATTTAACGTCCGCCTTATTTTTCCTGGGAATTCCGGAGAGGTATTAATTAGTGGCCTTCGTCTATGGGACGGCTTTGTACATCTTCCGGTGACCCAAAGCCGGAAAAATTACTACAACGTCATTTGGTTAAGCCCCCAGTTGGCGCGTGTTTTACACGACACGCTATTAAAAGAAAAACCTGAAGAAGCGGAACTTTGTACAGACTGGGAAAAGGCAACCACACCATTGTTGATAATGCCCGAGGTCGCTAGAAAAAAATTTCCGAGGTCTTTTAGGTGATGAAAATGCATATTATACGGGAACGTTTTATTTTTGATCAAGAACCGGCTGTTGGAAAGTACGTAAACACTTTTGTTTGTGATCGAGAATATAAGATTTTTTACATTACTTTCGGTAGGCGTCTTGGTGCCCAATTCCTTTATGTTCCTGTAGGACGTCAGGGCGATTGTCTTTTTATACCACACAATCTGGGGCTTTGTAAACTTGGCAATCACCACACAAATATGCTTAGTTGCGGAACCCTAGGAAATCACAGCTATGATGCTGCTACGCGATTGTTAACCCACCCGCGCCATAGGGTCGCAGTAGTTCCAGAGTCTTGTGAAAGTCTGGTATTGTTGCCGGGCACATCTAGGCCATTTCAAAAATCGGAGAATTTCTGATGCAAGTATATGAACACCTTGATAAGCTTGTTAAACTAAGCCTACATGGTCATGTATGTAAAAACGTGCATCCGGAGAAAAAATTAATAATCTATCACCACTCGCTAAAGGCTAAAAAAATATTCTCTGATGTTACTTCGTGGCCGCCGGTGCTACGTGATGCCCGCGGACTGGTCTTGGAGGCCGATACTGGTCGAGTCGTACTCAGGGGTTTTCAAGTTTTTGAGAAACTGAACTTCGATCAGGTCGAGGAATATGTAAAAGTAAACCCCGGAGTTTATATTTCTGAAAAACTCGATGGGGTACAAATTCAGGTGGGCAGGTACGGCGATGAGATTTTAGTTACAACGAAACAAAGTTTTATTTCAAAATATATTTCGTTGGCGAAGAAACTTTTGCCGACCAATTTTCGTCCTGTTCCGGGTTTTACTTATTGCTTTGAACTGATTCACCCGAAGAGTCTAAGTATTATTGATTACGGAGAAAGGGAAGAGCTTGTTCTGTTAGATGTTATTGAAAATAAGACGGGCCGCGGGTTGATTTTTGAAGATTCGGACATTAGTTTAACTTGGCCGGGAACGCGGGCGAAATGCTATCAACTTTCATATCTCCATAAAGCACTTGCTGCTGGAAAGCGATTCCTCCTTGGAGAGGGTTTCGTTCTGTACAATCCAAAAACAAAAACACGTCTTAAATTAAAGTACCCGTTGTATCAACAAATTCATAGACTATATTGGTCCGACAGTGACATACCTCTCTGGAAGGCCGCGCAAGATTGTGGGGAATTAATACAAGTCTTGAGGAACTCCGATGTTTTAAGAAAGGAAATAAAGACGATTTTAGAGGAACAGTTAAAATACTTTTGTGATCGAGCAAGACAGAAGAATGAGGACTTGATTAAAATTTTTAATGAAATTATAAACCACAATAATGAGTTCTTGAAGAATCGAGAAAAGTTTGTGGCCTATGTAAAGAAAAACATTCCGTCGCCTTATCAAGAATTTATGTTTGATTTCTTTACGGGAAAGAACGAAGGTAAAAATTTTAAACAACGCCTGTGGAATTTGGTGAAACCAAT